TGGTCTCGCATGATGAATAGCGGCATGATCACTGAGGATATGGTTCAGCCAGGTACTAAGGCACCACTTCTCAATGGTGGCTTCTACTCTCGCTTGTCAGCCTCTGCTAAGGTTGCAGGACCTGGCACCGCGGGGCGTAAAGGTGCATCTGTAGGGCGCATGTTGGCCAAGACAGACAAGGGCCTCTACAATGCCCTAGGTGATGTGAGTTATTCTGGTATGTCTAAGAACTCAATCTCACACATCATCGGAGCTTCTCAAGAAGGTGTCCTCTCCAGGGGAGCGGCAGGCTATATGTCTGGTCTTCGTGGCGGAGGTATGGAAGCTTCAGTCAGAGGAGCTTTAGAGGGTGCGGGCCGTGGGTCTTTCATCAAGGGTTTCGAAGCTGCCGGAGAGCACTTGGCTCTTGGTGGTGGCAAGGGGCTCTTGAGCGGTGGTATCGCTGAAGCTGCAGCTAAGGGTGCGGCTGGCAAGTTCATCGGGGCTTCATCGCTGAAGGCCATTGGTATGGCAATCCCGTACGTCGACGTTGCTATGTGGGCATGGACAGCTTATGACTTTGTCAAGGCTGGAGCGGCTGCCCTGAAAGAAGTTCCAGGATTCATGAAGGACGCAGCAGTCTCTTTCAAGGGAGACATGGGGCGTCCTATGTTTGGTTCTGGCTTCAAAGACAACACTGTAGCTGCAACATCTCGCCAACGTGGGGTCATGGCAATTCAGAATTCACGGTTAAATGCACGCTCTGTTCTAGGTTCAGAAGCTGCACCACTGCATTCGCACTTCGGATAGGAGCACTTATGCCTACAGCATTACAGAATAGAACCAAGAAGTTTCGTGACGATCTCACCGCACTAGGTAGAGACAAGCTCATGAACCTTCTCTACATCCAAGATCCTGATCTTGTTAAGCAGGTCAACCGTATCGAGTGGGTGTTCGAGAACAAGCTCACACACCTCACTTGGCCTGATGGTACTCAGATCACAGGGCGCCCAGTTACAGACTACGAGTTGGCCCTCCTTGTGGACGAACCATTCAACGTAGATCCACAGCTCACAGAGATGGGTATCTCAGCTGAAGAGCAGCGCAGACTGCATGTAGCTAAGGACCCAGTCATGTGGGCTCGCGAGATGCTTGGTGCAAAGCCTCGTGTATACCAGATTCTCATGCTACGTCACCCCTCAATGCGTAAAGTACTTCGAGCTGGTCGACGTCTTGGTAAGACATGGACGATGGCCGTCACGCTACTCCACTATTCGTACATCACCACCAACGGTCGTTCGATCGTGGTCACGCCGTTCAAGCAGCAGGGTGGTCTGATCTACGAGCAGATCATGAAGATGGCGACAGAAGACGAGTCCAATGAGATGGTTGGTAAGTCAATCACTCGTCACGTGACTAGCCCTCAGTATGAGATCGTGTTCGCTAACGGTTCCACTATTCGCTTCTTCTCATCAGGTGTGAAGTCGGGTGGTAAGTCAGACGTAACTCGTGGTCAGGAAGCTCACCTCATCATCCTTGACGAGTTAGACTACATGGGCCAGGATGACCTCGTGGCTCTATACGCTATGCTTCAGCAGACTGACGACAACCAGACAGACAAGTTACTCATGGGAGCTTCAACTCCATCCGGTCGCCAGGAGATGTTCTGGGAATGGTGTCTGGACAAGTCTAAGGGGTTCACTGAGTTCTGGTACCCTTCGTACGCTAACCCGTTCTTCAAGAAAGAGCTTGAGGACGAGATGCGTGGTCGGTACTCGGAGATGCAGTATCGACACGAGATTGAGGCTGATTGGGGCGAGAACGCAGAAGGTGTGTATCCTCGTCGCTTCTTGGAGCGAGCCTTCATCAACCCGCCTTGGGACTACGAGGACGCGAAGAAGAGCGGTACTTCGTTCTTCGTGATGGGTGTGGACTGGAACAAATACCAAGCGGGTACAAACATCGTTGTACTTGAGGTATGCGATATGCAGTATCGGGAAGAGAGATTCCGGAACAAGGTCAAGTTAGCTTATCGCGAAGAGGTGCCCCAGGAAGAGTTCACTTATACGAGAGCCATGGAGCGTATCAAGGAGCTCAATAAGCGATTCAATCCTGAGTGGATCTATGTGGACCGTGGTTACGGTGAGGTCCAGATTGAAGAATTACACAAGTACGGAATCGCCCACCCCAACACTCGCCTTAGAGAGAAGGTCAAAGGCATCGGCTTCAAGACAACTATTGAAGTCCCAGATCCTATGACTGGACATAAAGAGAAGAAGGAGATGAAGCCGTTCATGGTAGAGAACCTGAGACGGTTCCTAGAGCGTGAGCAGCTTCTTATTCCTTTCAACGATGTGAACCTCTTCGCTGAGTTGATCGGCTACATCGTCATCCGTACTTCGGCTGCTGGCGTGCCCGTGTTCGGTGCCTCTGGTTCGGCCGGAGACAACGTGCACGATGCGTTGGTGCTGGCGCTGTTGGCGATTACTCAGAACTACGACGACATCATGACAATGCAGTTTGCTACGGGCCCTGTTGTGGTGTCCAACTCAAACTTCATGCAGTTATCGCAAGCAATGCCTAATGATGATAAACTGGAGAGTAGGTATGGGTCAGATTCTCCAGTGTTAGTGCAAAGAGCTATGGCCGCAGCCAAGACCCGAACAGGCCCAAGGCCATATCGTAGAAAGATGTTCTAGTGTCAGATCCGAAAGATACCCCGACAACTGACTTCACTCCACCGGTTATCTCCAACACAGGTAATAGCCCTGTTGGTGGTTATGGTACAGTCAACCAGTTCGGGGACGCACCTCTAGTAGGTGAGGGTTACCACAACATTGAGCAGCTTCAGTCTGATCTGACTACTCTCCAGAGTGAGACCCTCAACACCATGGCTTGGTGCGACCAGAAGCTAAGTCAGTATTCGCTGCGTATCGGAGTCAACGCTAAACTTGCCGAGGCTCAGGAGGCTGAGTGGCCGACAACTCTCAGCGACCCTAAGGACTACATCTCCTGGAATCAATACAAGTCACTAGAGTTGAACGAGACCCGCGGTGCAATGTACATCAAGAAATGCTATGAAGACTACATGCGAGGACCAGCAGGTTGTACCTGTCTGGACGTCTATCACATTTGCAGCCTCATGCACGATGAGGCCAGTCACATTAAGGACTTCCTAGATGCTTACGTTGGAGACATAAATGACTCATCTGAATACAGGGTACTCGAACTCTTTCAAGACTGGACGCAATTTGCGATCGTATCTGCGCGGCAGTTCCGGAGCATCTACAATGCGGAGACAACGCTGGTCGGACAAATCCCGGATGAAGAACTTAGTCAGATCACCGAGGATCAGGCAAGCCAGTTCCAAGCTCTATTTAAGGGCAAAGTAAACGCAATCAACATTGAGATCGAGCGTCTCCAGCAGGCGATTCAGAAAGACAACGTAGAGCACACACTAGTGTTCTTCAACAACTTCCTAGGTCCAGCCCTGAAGTTCAGAAACAAGGTAGGCAAAGATCTAGCTAAGTCAATACCTCCTGAGGGATTCTTGAGTTCACAAGCTAATGAGACCTTAGGGGCCTATGACGCCAGCTTCTTTGCGGCGCTTACAGACATGATGCGCCGTAACGGCATCATGCATACGAAGCTTAACGACTTGGTGGCTAGAGTCTCTGTACGCAATCAATACAACGCCACCATCCGTCAGTTAGAGACGCTCGGCAAGTCAATCAAGTCACCTTTCGCTAACGTAGAGGTACCCACTGAAGAGATAGAGCACTTTAGCCAACTCACGGCCATCAAAGCCGCTGAAGCTAAGAACCTGTATGTGTCTGGTCACTCTAGCCTTGACGACATAGACAATCCGCTCGCCCATCCTCAGTATTTACTGAAGGATGGCGATACCATCACGGGTGATATCACTGTCGCTGATGGTGTCAAGATCGACGGCATGAACCTCAAGACACATAGACATCGAGGCCTTGCTATCGATGGTAGCGACAAGATTCATGGCTCTGACATCGTAGGTTCTTCGGTCACTTCTGACCTAGTGGATACCACAGAGGTTATTTCACCTCCTGTCAATCTGCGAGTGTTATCGCAAAGCAGACGAGTAGTGCCGCCTGGTGTCACTAACGTTAGTGCCCTCTTGGCTTGGGATACGTTGGATCCCAACCTGCTATATGAAGTGCAACTGGTAGCTATCGATAACAGCGAGATCGACTACTACGTAGACTTTCTAGCAGATCGACCTAATACGTTACCAGTTAGCGGCCCACTACATCGCCTTGCTTCTGGTGTACGTTACCTGGCGTACTCAACCACGCAGGCATTCGTAGATACAGAGACACAGCTCGCTAGAGTCTACCGTTATGAGTGGGAGACGGGTGTTACAACGCTCGCCGCCCAAGGTCCTTTCGCTGTGCCTCGCGACATCACACAAGACTATTCGAACGATGACATCTTCGTGCTGAATTTCGACAGCAAGGTATACAAGATCACTGGCACTACTTGTACCGAGATCGCTACAGTGGCAGCTGGTCCTAGAATCGATTTGGTCTCTATTGAGTGTCGTCCAGGATCCTCTCCTAATGAGGTTTATGTAGGTTACTTCGATAACCACTACAATGCCACCTATTGTGACAAGCTCACCTACAATGAGGGCGATGAAGTTTGGGATGTGACTAGTGAGTTCATCGTGACTTTAGGTAAGCTTGTAGATATGACAGTAGATGAGGATGGTAGCGTGTATCTCATCCTTGACGATACCGAAGCGGCTTTAGATCCAGATGTCGACGATCCAACCATTACTGGTCCACGCCGTATCCTTAAGACGAACGAAAGCAACCAAGACCTTGAGCTCGACAACGTAGATTACGACCCAGAGGCGATAGAACCAAACACAGCGTACCCAACCCGTCTCTCTGTATCTGAAATCAATGAGATCTTCGTAGTGCGCTCAACCATCGCTGGCAATACCTTGAGTGATTACAGCTACATTGAGAAGATCACAATTGGCGATACGGCTACCCCTACAGTCACTTCAACTCACTTAGCTGGCAAGCTCACAGGTGCTGATCTCTTCCAGGTTGACGGAGATGCTATCGATGAAGCAGAGTTTGTCCACATCTTAGACATCGCATCTGTAGTCGACGGCTTCTCACGTCACGCATTCTCTAGTGACGAGGAGAATCGAATCTACATTCTCGACCAGTCCAAGCTACGTGTCTATCACGTACGCAAGTCAATGAACCTATTCCCGAGGTAACGCATGAGCGGTTTGTCTAACTACATCAAAGAAGGAACTCTAGACCACATCTTCTGTGCAGATCTGGTAGATACTGCACTAGAAAGACCAGGTACGTTATACCTAGCGTGTCATAGCTCTGATCCCACTGATGACGGCACACCTCTTACTGAGTATTTAGGGGGTAGCTACATTCGTCAGATTATCAGGTTCAATCAAGCGGACACAGATGATGATGGGACCTACGTGTCAAACCGTGAACTGATCACCTTCGTTGGCATGCCGAACTCAACTATCACACACTTCGCCATTTGGGATGCTGTGTCTGGTGGTAACATGATCTCTTCTGGTGGTATCATCGCTGTCAATGGATCAGGCGCAACTTCGATTGCTACTGGCGGCGGCGACACGCTCTCAATCAGCGCCAGCACCCTAAGGATGTACCTCTAGTGACTACCATCTCTCTCACAAGCACCTCTAAAGTCAGTGGGGGTAGTTCGTCTCTGCGGGTCCAAGATAGTTCTGGATGGGTTGTTTACCAAGCTCAGACATGGTGGTCTCACCTGTGGAGATATCGCCGTCCTTTGACTTTCACGGCCTACCCTACCGGACTTCCAGAGGGCCACATTGTAACTGTGTTCCTTCCTAGAGAGATCAATCAGCAGGGGAAGGTTCGTAGTGATCTGGAGGATCTGGAGATTCTGTATCTAACCAGCACTGCTCCTGAACAGTGGGTGCAACTTGGCAGGGAAGTCATCTCACTTCCTCTCTACTATCAGGTGAACTTTGAGCTTCCATTTGATATGGCTGCTGGTGATAACACTATGCTATTCGAAGGAATCAATGTTCACGAGAGGTTGTACGCTTACTACGGAAATCCGCACCAAGCTCAAAATCAGGTCCGACCTGATTGCGAATGTCCCGAGTGGGCTCTTGAGGCCCTACACAATGACCCTTACGTAACGTACACTTATCCAGGTATCTACTGGGTGGATGGTTACACTGAGAAGGTAGGCGCTCGTGCAGCATTCACCTTCTATGGACCTCAAGCTAGACTCTACTGTGACGTAGGTCAGTCAGGCGGAATGATAGAAGTGCAGGTAGATAACGGAGACTGGACAGCTGTGGACTTGTTCTCGTATGAAGATGAAGGTAGTCAAGTTGTGTACACTGTAACCGATTTGGCCTTAGGGGAACATGTGATGCGTGTTCGTCTCATGCCGCATGCTAATCCGGCCGCTTTAGTCAACTCAGTGCAGATCAATAAGTTCGAATATCGGAACCACTCAACGTTCTTTAATACTACCGAAGAGCACGACGAATCACTCTTCTGGAGTGGTGGCATTGGGGGCGTGTAATGGCTTATCAAGAAGTCAAGCGCAACTTACCCACACTGCTACCTGGTGTGCGCTATTCAGTTCGTGTCCGCAGCTATAACCATTTCAACGTCTACTCTGAGTGGTCCCAAGCATTGGAGTTTGACACACTTAGTGAGGATCCTAGCGAAACGTCGGGCGTGCGTGGTGAGATCATTCAGGTCAACGAGAACTACTCTGTTAAGCTGACTGATCATACCGTCTTAGTTAACTCTAACTTGGGCGACGTAGTGATCACCCTACCCGATGCCCGTACTTCACAGAGAAGCATCATTACAGTGAAACGCATCGATGCCTCTCCGAACGTTATCACAGTTGTGTCTGCTGGTGGTGGTACTATTCCAGGTACAGCCACGATTGATGATCAGACCGAGTACTTGCTCGACGCGATCTACGAGCATGCTAGCTTCCAGTCAGACGGTATCGAGTGGTGGACGGTCTAGATCTGCTATAATGGAACCAACCTATATACACTCACATAAAGGATAGACATGTCAGAAGAAGAGTTTGTACCCGCTCAGATCGTAATCAACATCGGTGAGCACGATATCACGTATGAGACAGACCTTAGCATTCCAGAGGTAGTCCTATGGCTACGCTTTGTTGAGCATATGATCATGCAGCAAATGAAAGAACCACCACCCGAAGCCTAGTTATACAGGTTCGAAAAGGTGGTCCATGCGACTTTTATAGGTTACTAAGAGGCCTAGTTGTGAATACTTGACCCTCAACTTACATAGAGGTGTATAAATGCGATTTAGAGACTTTCTCCCGCTAGGCGAAGCTCCCAAAAAGTCTGCTCAGATCTTAGAGCCTGAGGACCAGAAGGCAGTCAGTAAGCTCATCCGTGCTACCACATTGGCGCTCGGATTTCAGGGCACTTCGTTTGTAAGCCGGGGCCGTTCTGCATTTGAGCCATCTCCTTACGACTTCGACCGTATCATCCAGGCTGTAGATACGGATTCCTATGTGCGACAGTCCTTCATGAAGTTCCGTGACCTCTTCTGGAAAGAGGGATGGGATGTCGTGGGTGAGAACCCTGAGACTGTTGACTACATCTACCAGCGTTTGGACTTCATGGAGATTGCCATGCAGCGTCCATTCCAGGACTTCCTGTCTGAAGTAGTGGACCAGCTAGTCAAGTTCCACAACGTATTCATCGTACGTTCACGTGGAGATCTTGAGAAGTACTTCCCTGGCAAGCTCAGCCCACCCGATGGACGCAAGCCTATCGTCGGCTACTACATCATTCCAGTAGAGACGGTAGAGATCATGCGTGACGCTCACAACCGTCCAGTGAAGTACCGTCAACGTATTGATGAGGACTGGTCACTGTCATCTAGAAGCAGGGGCAAGATGTCTCCTGAGTGGATGGCTAAAGACGTAATTCACCTACGTAGAGATCAGAAGACAGGTCGAGCATGGGGCACACCATACCTCACTGCAGTGCTTGATGATGTTGTAGCTCTTCGTCAGCTTGAAGAAGATACAGAGAACCTCGTTCATCGCGAGCTCTTCCCTCTCTACAAGTACTCAATCGGTTCAGAGGACTTTCCCGCTAGTCAAGCAGAGATCGAGAAGGCCGCTAACACCATTGAGGATCTTCGCGTTGAGGGTGGTCTAATCCTCCCTGAGCGTCATGACGTTGATGTTATTGGCGGCGGAGAGCATGTCCTCGATGCCGATCCATACCTCAAGAACATGAAGGAACGCGTAGCTAATGGTCTTGGCATGTTCCCACTTCACCTTGGCATGATGAGCCTTGGTGCTGGTTCGTCAGCAGTAGCTGACCGCATGGACATCGCCCTATACGACAGAGTCAAGGAATACCAGTCGTACTTCGCAGATCAGGTGCGCTTGTTCATCTTCAATGAGCTCCTGTATGAGGGCGGCTACGACCCAATGCATAGCCCTAAGGATGACGACGTTTCAGACCGCTGCTTGATGCAGTTCCACGAGATTGATGTTGACACACAGGTCAAGAAGGAGACTCACTCCATCAACAAGGCCAACTCCAACATTCAAGGCATCAGTGAGACTCGTGGCCAACTGGGTATGGATCCGCAGCAGGATGAGTCAGACACTATGGCTGCTCTGCAGGCGCGTTTGACGCCAACTACTCAGGTTGTTCCTGGAGAGAAGACACAGACTGGTGGCACTAAGCCAGCCAAAATCATTGACACCACTCCGCCAGATGCTCTGCGCCCTAACGCACAGAAGCCATCTAAGGGTGGGCGGCCTAACATGAAGAACACCAAACGAGGCTCGGGTAATGTGATTAGGCCCACGAACCAATTCGGATCCCGTACCTCACCAAACATCAGACACGATGATAACGAAGCTGAAGACATGTGGTTAGACAATGTGGTAGAGTTGTTAGACACAGATCAAACATTTGAGGAGTAAGCATGCTAGATTACAGAGAACGTGAATCAGAAAAGCGCACACCCGACATGGCAGCCCGTTACCTGTGGCAGTGGGATGAGGACCGTATCAAGGGATTTGAAAAGGCGGTCAAGAATAACCAGGCCCAGCTTGCTCTTGAGTATGCATCAGACATCATTGATGCGTTGGTTCGTACGGTAGACGAACTACAGGTTCGCGTTGAGACACTAGAGGCAGCCAAGCCTGCAGTAGCTAAGAAGGCTCCTGCTAAGGCTGCCGAGGAGACAGCTGATGTTGCTGGATAACTGCAGAGTCGAATTCTATGGAGGACCCATGGATGGCGACCTGTTGTTTAAGCAACCTGATGATCTCCCTGGAGATGTCTATCAGTCAGTACTAGACTTCAAAGAAGCTCTGCGTAATGGTGGTCCCATTGAGTTCCACCATTACATGCTCCGTAAAGTCGGCGCTGCACAGTTCAAGTACGTATACTGTGGCGTGGAGTTGAGCGAGGACTAATGATCCTGATCGGTCTTCCAATCTATCAACGCGAGTGGATCATCCACGAATGGTTCCGCTGTATTGAGAATCAGACCGTACCCCTTAGCGAGCTAGGGTTCATCTTCGAACTCGGTGACAATGACGAGGGAACGCATCAAGCTCTCTGGGATTGGCACTCCGCCCATCCCGAGGTACGAGTATTCGATGGGATTGTACGGACCGATATCAAGCACCGCCATCACCCTGAAGGTATGAGGATCTGGCCGAAGGAAGACTTCTTGAAGATGTCTACTCTTCGTAACAACCTCCTCAAGCGGGTCAGATGCCTAGAGCCAGAGCGGTATTTCTCATTAGACTCTGACATCTTGATTGAGGATCCCTATACCATTGAGAAGCTGTGTAGGCTGACAGAGATCGCAAATGCTGCTTCACCACTATGTTACATGTGGCCTGAAGGCACAGATTACCCTAACATGATGAGTTGGTATGACCATCCAGGTGGTCGAGCTCAGCGCCCTGTAAACGAGTATCCTATTGGGACGGACTTCCAATCTGATATCATCATGGGTGCAGTCATGATGTCTAAGGCTGTGTATCAGTCGGTTGACTATCGTTGGCACAAGCAGGGTGAGGATCTGGGTTGGTCGGCAGAGGCCACACGTCACAACTTCAAACTCTTCTCAGCTACATCGATCTACGCCCCACACATCATGCACAAGGAACAGCTCAGACTCTACAAGCTGCATGGAGACATGCGAGCCCCTTCCCTAAGCCTGTAAAAGTCAGACATAAAGGTTGTATCACAGCCTTGCCTTTTACTATATCTCCCTAGAGCCCTTTAGACAATTTGGAGCGCACAACCATGGCATTCGACTTCCAAGAGACCTTCAAAGTAACCATCCCAGACGTGGAGCAGCAGCTCACTCACTTCTCGGAGAGCGAGTACAAGAATAAGCACGGTCTAATCATCGAGATCGCGGCTATTCACTCAGGCATCACTGCTAACTACAATGAGTACACGACTGAAGCTCTAACCGCAGCTGTCGAAACATGGTTGAAGCCCTACAACAAGCCGATCATCATGAACCACGACAAGCTCACCGAGCCTATTGGTCGTGTTATTGGTGCTGCTATGGCTAAGGAGGATGATGGTACTCCATACATCAAGCTCCAGGCAGCCATTACAGATCCCCAGGCTGTACAGAAGGTTCTAGATCGCCGCTACCTCACAGGTTCTGTAGGCGGTAAGACGGACGAGGCTGTCTGCAGTGTTTGCAACACTGACTGGGCAGTAGTCAAGGAGAGCAACCGCGCTCCATGTGCTCACCGCAGAGGTAGAAGCTACAAGGGTCAGATCGCCACCTTGAAGATGGCACAGATTGACTTCAAGGAGTATTCAATCGTCAATATGCCTTCCGACTCTCTCTCATCTATCCGAGGGATTCAGGAGAGCACCATTGACATTGATGAGGGCTGGAACAACAAGACTCGCTTCTTCGTGCTAGACATGGACGAGGAAGAGATCGTCGAATTTGTTGAGTCTGACGATCAAGGCCGTGACATTTTGGCTGACATGAAGAAGAGAGAAGCAGCCCCGCTCTATCGTGAGATGAAGGGTGCATTCATCGAGGCTCAAATTTTGTCTGAAGAAGATGGTGTAAAAGGACGTATAAACGATACTAAAGATATCGATGGTATCGAAACAGACTCTGAGGAGACGAAAATGGCTAATGAAGATACCGAGGTTGTAGAGAACGAGGCACATGAGGACGACATCCTTGCAGTTACTGAAGGACTAAGTGCTGATCTCGCTGCAGCTGAGGCCGATACCAACACAGGCGACGAATCCGACAGCGAAGAAGCAGAACGGGCCGAAGGCCAGGAGAAGTCACACAACTCCGACGTTGACGCAGAAACTTCGAAGGGTGCGCCAAAGAGCCGCGAAGGCGAAGAGGCCGACGCGACTTCTCTAGACGAGGCGACTGAGGACGCTGATGATACAGAACTCAAGACCCAGATTGCGGCGCTTGAGCAAAGTGTAGAAGAGCTAACCGCCAAGGTCTCTACTCTAGAGGAAACCAACACGAAGCTACGAACGGTTATGAAGCGTTCACTAGCTGAGCGAGTCGTTGATGCCAAGATTGAAGCTGGCATGATCGAGTCGGCAGACCGTGCAACTGAGATCGAGGAGCATGACACGCGTACAGCATCGTCACTCGCGGACTCACTGCGTGATCTGAGAAAGGCTCCGAAGTCGAAGACCCTAATCGAAGGACTAGAGTCAGAGATGAAAGACGAGACAGTAGTAGTTGAGGGCGATGAGCCCAACACTCAGACTGTAGACGTCGAGGAGCAGCATGAGGATGCTGAGGAGACGACTGACGCCGATGCAATTCGTGAGGCTGAGGACATCTTTGTAAGCGCTCTCATGGGCCGCCGCCTACTGTAGTTTCTTCGAAACACTTCTAAAGGAGACATACTCAAATGAGTCTTGCACAATTTCGTAAGGTAAACAACAAGAACGGTTCAGGTCGTTTCGTAGTGTCAGAGGGCATCGCCCCAGCTACGTACCTCCTGCCTCACGTCGCTCTGCCAACCTGGTACACCGACTATGAGGATGACCGTTTTGAGATCGTCATCCCTAAGGGCACCATTCTTAGTGTCTACAAGGATTCCAATGACGATTCCCGTCTAATTCCGGCTAACGGTACTGCTTCAACCCAGGCATGGGGCGACGCCGATACCATCGATCCGGAGACGGGCGCTACTCCTACTAACGTATCAGGTGACACCGATACCGTTACTGTCCCAGCTAAGACTGTGCCGATTGGTTGCGCACAGTACGACCTGTACCGTCCCTTCGATAAGGGCACGTCACAGGGTGGCGGCTGGATCGCTCAGGGTTACGTAGAGTGGCCTCTAGTTGCTGGTCTTAACTCAACACTCGTACCGGGTGATCTAGTGAAGGCCGACCACATGGGTCGCCCAATGCTGTTCACCAAGGGCACTAACGAGCATTATCTTCAGGTTGGTAAGGTTATCGAAGTCGAGTACTTCGCTACCAACTTCGATGATGGTCTGCTGTCCTACATGGTGCTACCTTCTGACCCAGGTGCTCTCAAGCTTGTCTACGAGCTAAGCAAGACAGGTACCTACAATGGCAAGCTGGGTATCAGAGCCAACCTCGACGTTGCTAACGTCCTGGGTGCATTCCGCGTCAATCTAACTCTCTAAAGCAGTAGAGTTTAATCACAGGAGGAATATACATTCCGATGAGTAAGCCTATCAAAGAACTTCTCAGCGAACTCCCTGCTTGGGAGAAGGCATTCGTTGAGGACGGATACATCAACGAGGATAGCCGAGTAACCATTAAGGAAGCTTTCGCTTCTCCCGATGCTCCTATTCTGTTCCCTCGAATCATCAACCGTACGCTACGAGAAGCAGCTGAGCCAGAGGCGCTTATCACTCCCCTCCTGTCAACAGTGCGTCTTGGTAAGGGTCGCTCGATGGAGTTCCCAGCTGTCAACGCTATTCAGGCCGCTGAGATTCCTGAAGGCCAGGAGTACCCAGAGCAGGCTCTGGCGTTCGCCAAGCAGATCGAGGGTAAGGTCAGCAAGAAGGGTGTGAAGATTGTATTCACAGAGGAAGTCATCCAGGACTCACTTTGGGATATCGTCGGTCTACACGTCCGCGCTGCTGGTCGAGCCATGGCCCGTCTCAAGGAGCAGATTGCTCTAGCTCGTTTCGCCGGTGCTGCCACAGTCGTGTTCGATAACGACAACGGTGCTGTCGATGATACTACAGGTCTAGGTTACGCTGGTACAGCTAACCTGACAATGACATGGGATGATGTTGTTGACATGGCTGCCGTTCTAATGGCAGAGAACCACGTCGCCACGGACTTCATTGTCCACCCACTTATGTGGAGCATCTTCCTGAAGAACGAGGCATTCCACGGTCCTGACGGTGCGAACTATCAGGGTGCCCGTGAGCGCAAGCTAGGCTCGAAGGAGGGTGTTGTTAACTCAACCGCTCCTCTAGGTCTAAATGTGCTAGTGTCACCGTTCGTGAGTTTCACCGCCAAGAGCGGTGCTACCCCAGCCAAGTCAGATGTGTTCCTTATTGACCGCAGCGAAGTTGGTGTAATGCTGGTCAAGGACGACATGTCAACGGATGAGTGGAACGACCCAACTCGTGACATTCGCTCGATGAAGCTGAAGGAGCGCTACGACATCATCATGCTAGGTGATGGTGAAGGTATCACGGTTGCTAAGAACGTACGTCTCGCACGTAACTACGAGGTTCAGACAACTCACGCTGTCTAAGCTTCGGCATAGCAACAACCTACAACTGGACTTATTGCGAACGAGAGGTGGTCATAATGGCTGCCTCTCGTTTACTATATGGAGTAGTTTCCTAGGAGGGTGCACCACAGATGGCCAGAGTATTCTCGAACGCAGCTCAAAAGACAACCCTGACTTCTACGCTCAGCATCGGCGCTGCAGCGCTTAATGTCGACGGCACTTCGGGTTGGCCAACACCTGGAGCTGGTGACGTGGCTATTGGGGCGATCGACTATGACAACGCTGGGATCGAGATCTTCAGCTACACCGGCAAGACTGGCTCTACTCTTACAGGGGTTACGAGAGGTCTTGACGGCACTTCTGCATCTCAGCACTCTATCGGCGCTACAGTCTCCCACATCTATTCGGTGGACGACCTTGCTCGCACGTGGCAGGTCTCAACCTTTTCAAGTAACCAGACAGTTGTTCGGAGCAACTACCTACATGTCGTGGATGCTACTTCAGGCACCGTAACACTTACGTTACCAGTAGCTACCAGTAGTGATGGTCTGCGATTCGAGTTCAAGAAGAAGGATGCCACCGCCAACGTTGTTGTAGTCAAAGGCAATGGCTCTGAGCTGATAGACGCCGCTAACACTTACAACCTAGAAGCTCAGTACGACTCTGTCACCGTAGTGTCTGATGGCACTCAGTGGTGGATTACCTAAGAGGATTGATATGGCCCTGACAGATCTGTTGGAAGACTTCAACATCGATAATGATACGATCGACCTGAAGTTCTCTGTATCCCTGAAGACCGCTACACTAGTTAACGACAACTTCGTGCTGACACTCGATCAAGCAACTCCCGTTGTGGTGGACGATGCCTTCCAAGAAATCATCATCAAGGAAGACTACAATTCGATCTCGCGAGTCCTGCAGCTACGCTGGCTCGATGATGTACTTGAGCCGAGTACAGACTACAAGCTCACGATCTCTAATCTCCAAACTGTTGTAGGCCACGTACTCAGCCCTATTGCTATCACCTTCACCACAGGTGAGGCAGACGATGTAGTAAACCCTATCGATGTGCCGCTAGAGACACCGCCTGAGATTGTTGACTACTCGATCAAGACGGCAGTGTTTGACGTCACTTCACTGGGGACCACAGGATCTACTGTTCCCTTCGGTGTAGATGAGAGTGATCCTCTCCTAGGTGACTTCTATCTGCCGCCAGATTACAACAACGGTCGCCTAGCTGTGACGTTCACCAGCCCTCCTGATCTCGGCACTATTACAGCAGAGACAGTTAAGCTACAGAAGCGATCGGTAGTACGCGGCCCCTCTCGTTGGCAGAACCTTGAGGTGCAGGTATCCAGTTCTGGCAACACAATCTATGTCGACCTACCCTCAGTAGATCACTACCCAGAGGCTGCGACTCCTTCTACCGCTACTGTTTACAACACTCCGAACTATGAGTACTTTGAGGAGAATACCAAGTACAGACTAATTCTCTCGAAGTCAATCGCAAGTGCAGGTGAGAACTAATGGGACGTATGGACTTCCTAACAAGACCTTACACGCTTGGCTTGACGAGGCGCCGCAACTCAACGCTCATTGGCGTATGGAGGACCAGTACTCTAGAGCTACAGAGACGGCCAGATAAGCTGGAGCTCATCACTCATCCAGACAATACGCAGATAGAAACCGGTGAACTGAACCTTCACTACCCGGCTCTCTACAACTATCCAAGTCTTAACAACTTCCCAGCAACGGGGTAGCCTTATGCCTTACACTAAGCAAGAGTGGGTGGATCTTCCCTCACACACAACTCCTATCAGTGCTGAGCGCCTCAACCACATTGAAGATGGTATCGAGGCTGCAGCTGTAGCTTCTGACGTGGCTACAGACATTGCCGATGTTGTAGCCGATTTCAACGCTGCACTGGCAACTGTGAATACGGCCATCAGTGCTGAAGCTACAGTTCGTGCGTCAGCTGACACAACGCTCACAACGAACCTGACCAACCTCAGCGGCGTGGTTGCGGACTTGAGCACTACGATCAATGACGAGACCGCGGATCGTATTGAAGCAGATGCTGACCTACAGGCTAACATCGATCAGGTAGTCGAAGACTTCAATGATGCTCTTGACAACCTGGTAATCACATCAGCCTATGATGATCTCACTGACGTCGACATTTCGATGAAGATGGACGGCACTGTCAACTCTTGGGATGATACAGCTGGAAAGTATGTCGCCCGTCGGGAGCTAGTGGTTATAGAGAACGACATTACTCTAACCTCAGTTGACCCTGCGGAGAACACTATTGGAATCATGCATGTGTATCCAGGTACAGTGGAGGGGTATGCTACTGACTACGATACTGGCGATACAGCCCATCTGTTTCTGCAGTCTAATGTCGCTGCTCTAGGTATAACCTCTCCAGAGAATCAGCAGCTCATCATAAGCGAAGACGGATTGAATGTCTCTCTCACTGCTGGTGACGCCAGAATCAATGGTGATCGAATCCTCACCACCGCTGATGACATCACCCCTACAGACCCTATTGTCTTTGTTTCGAACGACAACGGCGTTATAGCTACAATGAGTGCGGAAACCTCATTCCAGGCAGAAACCGCTGATCACTCATGGATTTCTGTACTACAGGCGGGCGGCCTCCAGCTAATCAAGGATGCTGGCTACGGCGTCTTGAAGGTTGATCCCGACAACAGTAAGGCTCTTTGGAATGATGAGCCGCTAGCGACAGAGGACTACGTTGATACCGCTGTAGGGGGAGTTGATCTCAGCACTAAGGTGAGTAGGGCTGGCGACACCATGTCGGGGACACTACAGATCAGTGATGGTAACGGAGTTTACCTTATCGGTCCTGGCGCTTATCCTAACACTTCCAGCTGGGACCCTACTAGCTGGTCGCTGAATCACGCCGATGGAACCGGTGGCACTGATTCAGACGTTAACATCGTCCCTGGCGAGATAGGAGTCAGAGGACTTACAGCAGATGCTCAGGCGATTGGTACCAGGGTTAATGGGGAGGGCATTCAGAGGTTCCGTCTGCGTCAAGACGGCAAGATGTCATGGGGTGGCGGCTCTGCTGTACCAGATGCAACCCTGTATCGCTCAGGCGTGGGTGAACTCAAGACAGATGGAAATCTGGTAGTTGATGGAGATCTCCTGATCAACGGAGCTATTGCCGCAACGCAAACATTCGCTACTACGGCGGATGCTCTCAAGGTATCTAAAACTGGTGATACCATGACTGGGGCGCTCATTCTTGATGGTAGCTCGCTGGCTGATGGAACCATTCTATCTATAACAGGAGACGCTGACGCCAGTCTGAATGTCTACCGTGGTCACGAATCGACCGAGTACGTGAACTTGATCATGGCTGGCACGGACGACGGGGCTTACAAAATCGACCAATACGTCGATCCGACTTTAGCTTACGTGTGGGTGAAGGCTGGAGAAAACACCGCCTACATGCAAGCTGAGGACGGTGCCTCTCCGAAGTTCAACCTTTCCGACGATGACGGCGCGGTCGATCTCACGAAGAACTCTTCAAATGACCTACTTATGAATGGCGCAGCTATCTCAACTAAGAACAATGCCATAGCAATGGCTATAGCCCTAGGATAGAAGATGAAGCAGCTTGTAGAGAACTACACATTCAACAAGACGAGCAAGACAGTTACGTTCACTGACTTCGCTACGATCGACCTAGATCGTATCCTTCTAGTGACAGATGTTACTCGTAACGTCATCATCTACAACTTCGCGGATCCAGCTACTGGCGGCACCGTAGCGACGAACGTTCTGACGCTAACCTACAACACCAACACAGGATCTTTCGCTGACGCAGACAAGCTACAGATCTTCTATGAAGTAGCATCAGGAGACCCGTATCAGGACCGTCCTCTGAAGGTGGATGGCTCTGGCGTCACACAGCCAGTGTCTCTATCTGGTGTAGCCACAGCTGCGAACCAATCATCTGAGCTCACCAAGCTAGATACGCTCCATGATGATGTAGATGGACTAGAGACAGCAGTAGCATCTACCAACACCAAGCTCGATACGGTGCACTCAGATCTAGCAGCCATTGACGCAGGCGTACCAGCCTCCCTGGGTCAGGGTGTTATGTCTGCCTCCATGCCAGTTGTTCTGGCGTCTGATCAGACAGCTGTAGCGACTGCAGCTTCTGGCAGCGTAGCTCATGACGCTGTGGATTCGGGTAACCCGATCAAGACTGGTGGTCAGGCTAGAACCACTAACCCCACCGCGGTAGCGGACGCTGACAGAACCAACTTTATCGCAGACAAGCTTGGTAAGCAGGTCGTAGTTGGCGCTATCCGTGACCTCAAAGCTAATCAGCAGACTACCATCACCTCCTCAACAGCTGAGACTACTGTTGTCACCGCTGTATCAGGAGCCTTCTTAGATCTCTATGGCCTAATCATCACCAACACGTCATCACTTGGAACCAAGGTTACTATTAAGGATGCCACGGCAGGCACTACTCGGTTCGTCTTCTGGGTTCCAGCTAACGATACTCGCGGCTTCATGCTCAACGAATCAGCTGCCGTCAAGCAGGCGACAGTCAACAACAACTGGACAGCTACTGCGGGTACTGCCGTAAGCTCCTTGGAAATTACCGCTCTTACGGTTCAAAACGTGTAAGGAACTGGAATGAACAAGACAAATAGAGGAGTTCGAACCTCACCAGAATGTCATCCAACTCGAAGAATGTGGGCTAAGGGTCTTTGCAACAGCTGCTATAAGGCCGAGTGGAGGAAGAATAATCCTGGCAAGGATGTCGTCAATGCCCAAAAGAGACTTAAGGCAGACCCGGATACTAAAAGAAGATCGTACCTGCTGGGTAAATACGGCTTAACCGTCGAAGAATACAAGTTGCTGCTTGACGGTCAAGGCGGGACATGTGCGATATGTAGAAAGGTAGACGGAGACATTTCTTTGAGCGTAGACCACGATCACATGACCGGGAAAATTAGGGGTCTTCTGTGTAGCCTTTGCAATAAGGGGCTTGGTCACTTTGATGACAACCCAGTACTATTGCAACAAGCACTAGATTATCTAACAGCAGTAGCAGGCATAGAGATTACTGCCCTAACAGTACAGAACATCTAAGGGAATCATGGCAACAGTAAGAACTCCTAACTTCACCAACTACGGCGTCCTAATGACGGAGAACGATGATGGGTCCCTAAGCGTCGTAATTCAGCCTAAGGACGTAACTCGTAACCAACAGGTCGTATTGACAGTTCCCGCAAACTTCGGCGCAGAGGTTACCTCCACTGTGATAACTAGAGATACAGATCTAGCCAAGACAAACGTAACAGCATTGGTTGCAGCTGGTGCTTTGGTTGGAACTTTTCCTAATCAACTACTAAAGCAAGCAAACAAAGAACGTCGGGCTGCACGTCAGGCCGAGATTGATCGTCTAACTGCCGAACAAAACGCAGACCCAGCCCTACCATAAGGATTTAACACATGGCAATTCAGGTATACTCAACAGTCCTCAACGGTCTTCAGGCTTACGCAGCTGGTACAGCCTACGCTTCATCAGTAACGTTAACCGATGTTTCTGCTGCGCCCAACTATGTACTCCCTGCTAACTTCCTGGTGGCCGGGTCAGTGCTTAGATTTACGGCTTGGGGAACCTTCTCAACAACAGGAACTCCTACCTTATTGATGGGCGTGTACTATGGCGCTGCTGCTGCTGGTACCGCCCTTGCGGCCTCAACAGCAATTACTACAGGCTCAGGCGTAACTACAGTTCCTTTCCGTATGGAGCTAACAACTCAGATTCGTACAGCGGGTACTTCAGGCACCGCTATGACACAGGGCTTCTTGGACATGGGTACTTCAGTGTCAGCGGTGAACCATCTTCCAATCCCCCAGACTGCTTTGGCGGCCGTAACAGTCGATACAACAGCAGCCAAGGCTCTGACCTTTGGCGCCCAGTGGGGTACCAACTCGGCATCCAACACTCTCACATGCCACGGATTCGTCATTGAATCACTAGTCTAGGAGCAATAAGCTATGGCTATTGCCGCTCCTAGAGCACCAGTCTCACCATTCTTAACAGCGCCAGGGTTACACCCACCCGAGCGCTCTTACGGCGGTGTCAACACTAATGCTCGCTACTGGGTGAAGTCGGGTCTGCGCGGCGACGGCCTCGCTCTCACTGGGGAGAGCGGCAACAACGCCTCCGCTCCGCACATCGCCGCCTACTCGATCACGGGCGACATTGAAATCGTCTTGCGACTGATGGTGCCCCGTAACACCTCGGCGGCGCAGACTCTACTGAGCAACTTGAACGGCATCGCGGGCGGCTTCGAGGTGCAGATGGACACATCTGGTCGGTTCGTGTTCTCGTTCGGCAACGGGGTCGGTACGGGGTCCTACGTCTCTACCCTCACTCTCCCCGGCGACCAGATCTTCTGGGTCAAGATGACCCGCGTGTCGGCCACGGGCGCCTCCGCCGCCTACTACGCCCCAGACCAACCGACCGAACCAACGGACTGGATCACGGGCAGTACGGGGGCATCGACTGGGTCAGCAATCGGGGCGGCTTCGACGCCGATGTACGTGGGCACCCGTGGCGGCACCTCACAACACGCCATCGGTGGCTTCTACCGAGCCATCGTTCGCAACGGCATCGGCGGAACGACGGTCTTCGACGCTGATTTCTCGGCCCAGGTCCTCGGTGCATCCTCCTTCGTGGAGTCGAGCGCCAACGCTGCAACCGTCACGATCAACGGCTCCACCGCTGGACTCCACGACGGCCGTCTGCTCTGCAACGGATCGGTTGCGAACCTCTCGGCCGCCTATGTTGCTGACCCGAATGGCCTAACGACCGTCACCAGCGACATCGACCTCCGCTGCCTCTGTGCACCGTCCGATTGGACGCCATCGGTCCAGTACACGTTCGTTGCTCGCTGGGGCGGCAGCGGCTCCAACACCCGTGCGTACGCGTTCAACTTGAACACGAATGGCACTCTTTCGTTCCAGGGCAACGACAACACCAACAACGTGAGCGCCAACTCTTCGGTGGCGACGGGCTTCGCTGACGGCTCCAAGAAGTGGGTGCGTGTTACGTGGCGGGCGTCGGATAGTCGTGCCCAGTTCTTCACCTGCGACGGGGCAATCACCGACCCGGCTCCCGGTGATTGGGTGCAGCTTGGTACCAACCAGACCGTGTCGGCTCTCCTCACTGCCCTGTATCCCACGACATCCCCCATCACCATCGGTGAGTCCAACACCACCATCGGGTTCGTCGGCTCGATCTATCGCGCTCAGGTCTACAACGGCATCGCCGGGACGTGCGTGGTGGACGCTGACTTCTCCAACGCTCCATCTGACACATCCTGGTTCCCCGAGAACGCCAACGGCTTGACGGTTCATGTCGCTGGTGGAGCCGCCGTGGCTGCCGCCCCCGGTTTCGGTACATGGTCGACTACTGCGACCCTGACCAACCACTGGGCCACTCGCTCGAACGGCTACCCCGGAGCGTCGATCCCCAACTCGGCCATCGACGTGGTCTTCGATCGCTACTCGGGGCACGGCACCGTCACCCTTGGAGCCACCGTGTCCGTGCGGTCGTTCTCCTCCGAAGACGCGGCCTATGCCTTTGCCCAGAGCAGCTTCTCGATTCAGGTCGGTGATGCATCTGGAGGATCATGGACCTACGGGTCAAGGACTTCCACCTCGGGTTCGGGAGCGCCCATCTTCATCTCCACCTCGAACAACGGTGGGTCGCTCTGGCCGATCACGACGAACGGCGTATCGTTCCCGAACGGCATTGCCTTCAACGGTGCGGGTGGTGCCTGGAAGTTCATGGATGCCGTCACCGTCGCATCTCGGAGTGCGGCCATCACCCACACGGCGGGCACCCTCGACTTCAACAGCCAGACGATCACGTCCCCGTTCGGCTTCACGTCGTCCGGTGCTATCGCTCGTCGCCTGATCGCAGGGACGTCCACGTTCAACATCACGTCGTCCAGCGGTAACTGGCAGGTCTCCGGTTCGGCCTACACCATGTCCTGCGACAACATGACCATCAACTTCGGCACGGGGGTCTTGCTCAACGTCGCGGGCGCCACTACCGGCACTCTCCTGACCGGAACGAACGTCACCTACGGAACGGTCGGCTTCTACGGCGTCCAGACCACCGCCTCGGTGTCGGCCCTCATCTCAGGGCAGGCCGCGGGGAACAGCGTCATCAACAACCTGATCATCGTTGGTTCCAACCAGAACCTCGCTGGCGGTACGCCGGGCTTCAGTTGGGGTTCGAACTTCACCACATCCACCGTTGTCATCAACAACATGACGATCCGTGGATTCAACGCCTCCCAGCCGGTGTTGGTTGCTTCGGGAAACGGCTCCTCAGGACTCATCTCCACGGGCGGAACCGCGCTCTCGGTCAACGTCGTCAACCCTCCCACGCTGTCCGACGTGATCTTCGTGGACACCGTGGCCGCGGGCACCTCGGGAACGTGGACGGGAACGAGGTTGCAGGACGGCGGCGGCAACTCGAACATCACCTTCCCGGCCAGCCAGACCAACTACTGGGTCCCCACCGCGGGCCGCATGACCGGCTCCAGCATCTACCTCGGCAGCGACAACGCCAAGGCTGGCTGGGCGCGCACGCCGACCAACGCGGCATACAACACGAACACGACCGACCTGGACATCAAGGTCAAGGCGGACTTCGACGCGGTCGGCGTGATCGTGGCACGAGACTACGGCGCCAGCACCGTGCCGTGGAACTTCGGCATGACGACCGCCCGGCAGCCATACCTGCGTTTCCTGGGGACCGCCTACGCTTCCGGCACCCTCTTGCCATACAACGCCGTCTGCTGTCGTGCTACCTGGAACAAGGCGACGGGCCTCATCGACTTCTACTGGTCGGCCGACCCCGATCCCGAGACCGCAACCTGGACTCGTCTGGGTGCGCAGTTGACCCTGTCGGGCGGAACCGTGGCCGGGCCTGCCACCGCGATCTCGAACACGGGCGCGCTTGGGATCATCGTTGGCGACTACAACTCAGCCGGATCTCAGGTCACCAAGTACACCCGTGACATCCAGAAGGTCGTCGTCATCCAGGGCGGCTCGCAGATCTTCAACGCCGACTTCGCTGCCCAGGTCGCGGGCACCACCACGTTCTCCGAGACGTCCTCGCTCGCAGCCACAGTCACCACGAGCTTCCCGACCGCATCAGGCACGGGCAACTGGTCCGACCCCTGGCACTGGTCTACCTCGACGGGTGGCGCCGTCGGCACCGGCCGCATGCCATACGCCCAGGATGACATGAAGTCCGATGCCAACGCGGGCACGGGCACCATCACCCAGGACCGCTTGTTCCTCGGCCGCACCTGGGACTTCACCAACTCCACCATCACCTCGGTCAGCAACGGTGGTTGGGGCGCTGGCGCCGTCATGTGGGGCAGCATCATCATCCCGGCGACCGTGAACTACCGCAACACCGCGGCCCAGTCCGGCCAGATCCTCTACATGAAGGGCCGGGCCTCGCTCTCGATCGACACGAACGGGAACTTCTGGGGCAACACCGGAGGCTCTGCCAACAACTTCACGAGCCTCAAGGTCGACAACCTCGGCCAGGCCGTGACATTCCTGTCTGACTTCAACGCCCCAACCACGCAGTTGATCAACGCCAACTCCGCCTCGATTCTCACTGGTTCGTCATTGGTCAACACGAACAAGACGATCACCGTGTCCTCCGTGTCCGACATCGGGGCTACCACGGCCCGCACCATCGACTTCGGGACCGGCACCTGGAACCTGACGAGCACGTCCGGCACGGTCATGTCTCTCCCCAACCAGGCCAACCTCACCATCCTCGGCACGCCCAACTTCGTGGTGGCCGAGACCCTGGACGGCGTGGTCTCCGGTGGCGCCTACCGCATCCCCCAGCCGGGTACCCCACCGTCGAACGTCACGGTGCTCACCGGTCTCATCGGCGGCAACAACTGGTGGGAGACCTGGGCTGCTACCGGCTCGCAGTACACGGGCGACCTCGACATCCGCGTGAAGCTCAAGCGGGACTTCTGGACTGACGCGGGCAACGCCGTCAACATCATCGGCAAGCAGAGCGCGTCACCGGGGTTGCAGTGGAACATCAACTGCCCCCTCGCGGGCACGCCCACCTTCACCGCTTCACTGAACGGCACGACCCAACCGATCAACGTCGCCGCTTCATCCACGGGACAGTCGGTGATCGGCAACGGGGTCGCCGGATGGATCAGGTTCACCCGCGTTGCTTCGACGGGCGCCTACGCCTGGTACTACTCGCTCGACGCGACCAACGACCCGACCGCCGTCTCATGGACATCGTGGGGGTCGGGTACGGCAACCTCGGGCGCCCTGTTCAATTCGACAGCAGCTCCACTCGTCGTCGGCCACGGTGGCGCCGCGGCCACAACTGTCAAGGGTCTCTCCTACTACTACGCCGGGGTCTCCACCTCGGTGGCGTCGTGGACTCCGGCTGCTGAGATCGACTTCTCATCCATGGCCGACTACGCCTTGTCGTACACGGACTCCCAGAGCAACGTGTGGCGCAACCACCAGGCGTCGATGGCGACCTCATCGGTTGGTGGGAGGCGCGTAGTCGGCGGAACCCTCATGGGGCTCACCGGACTCACCGGCGATATGTGGCAGACCCCAGACACCGCGGCTCTCTCGATCACCGGCGACATCGACATCCAGGTGCGGGCCAGGGCCACGAACTGGGCAACAGGTTCGGGCTGTCTTGTTGCCAAGTACGCCTCTGGCAACGGTTCTTTCTATCTGTTCCAGGGTGGCGGCAATGGGCTGACTCTCCAGTTGAACAACGTCGCGGCATCAGGCACCCAGGCTCTCATCAACAGCAGTTTGCCGACGGCCAGCGGAGGGGTGATCGTCAACGGATGGCAGGGGTGGCTGAGGGTGACATGGCGACAGTCCGACGGGAGGGTCCAGTTCTTCTACGCCAACGATTCGTCATCGGTCCCATCGTCGTGGACGCAACTTGGTGGGGACAGGACCATCGCCATCGCATCCATCTACGATTCCACTGCCCCCGTCGAGATCGGTTCGGCAATCGGAGCCAGTCCTTTCGTCGGCTACATCCACCGTGCCCGCATCCTCAGCGGCATCGGTGGGACGGTTGCCTTCGATGCGGACTTCTCGACATTGCAGGACGATACGTTCGCTTTCAAAGAGTCCTCCGCGAACCTCGCTATCGTGCGCAACACCAACGGCACGAACTCGGCCCCCAACCGCGTCGTCAACAACCTCGACGTCAACAAGAACCTGCCGGGAACCATCACCGCCACCCCTTCCAGCCGCGTCCTCTACTTCCACCCGATCACCAACAGTCTCACCTTCCCGGCCATCTCGATCACGGGCGGCAAATGGGTCAAGAGCAGTCAGAACTTCACGTACGTCCCGGCTTCGCTCACCCTCGTCTCCACGGCCACGGGTCCCCGATCGGCATACTTCTCGGCTACTGACGCGTCCATCGCCACCACCTCAACGGGTGGCACGGTCAACGTGCAGTACGCCGACATTTACAATTCGATAGCAGCCGGAGCGTCTATTCCATTTATTGCTCGACAAGGCTTTGATGCAGGCGGCAACACAAATTGGTTATTCTTGGGTATGCCATATTCAACCTTGCCAATGATGGGCGTTTAGGTTACTAGAAGAGTGACTAAAGAGGAGCAGAATGTCTAGCATACATGTGAACGAGACAATCAGATTGAAGGTCACCTTCTATGAGTGGGACGACTCACAGGAACCTGAGGACATTGAGGATCCAGTAAGTGTTGTGTACAGCATTTACGATGATGCGGCAACGCCCGGCTTGATCTTAACGGGTACTCCTTTGAGAGAATCGGCGGGGGTCTATTACTACGACTGGACTCCTGATACTGCGGGTTCATACACCTTCAACTTCACCGCCACGTTCGCGGACAATAGCGTCGATGTGGTTACGTCACATCTCACCGTTCTTGCTACAGGGGCCTCTGTTCAAGGTGCGCTGTACGCTGATGAAATCATCCCCTTCGCTGGTGTTTTCGATCCTATGTTGATCGATCCAGAGGAGCTCAGTTCCGTATTTCCTGACGCTCCCGCTAGCGAGATTGCCGAACAGATCTACTTCGCTTCTCTAGAGGTAGTCGCTATCACTGGTATCGATCTTGATAACACCTCAGCCACCTATCTCATGTTAGACTATGTGAAGGCCGCAGCAGCTTGTGCTTTGAGTCGCACCTTCGACTATGCTACAGGCGACGAGCAATCAGTGCGACTAGGTGACCTCGATGTGGTCAATAGAGTCTTCCCGAAGAACAGCGCCAATCGCAGCAACGCCACTACATGGTGTGAGTTGGCAGCAGCTCTTCGTAAAGAGCTGATCTATGAGAACACGGGTGCTAGAGCTGTAGTGCATGGTGGTAGTTACGACAGTCCGATTCCGAATCGTGACCTACGTAACTTCAGTCGCGGGGACGGATACTCCTATCTCTCTCCAGTTCGTCAAGGCCACCTAGATGATGTGGCATCTGATGATGCTAGGAGAGTCTTCTAGTGGATCTGCGCAGAAGTTTCGAGGGTCTCCTTAGGCGAACGGGTTACAACGTATACCTTCAGCGTCGTACGAACGCCTATTCTGGCGGCGACCCCATCTACTCCAATAGACTTGAGAAGCATACTGTCCGCAGCGTGGTCCCCAGTATGGGCATGTCGACAGTTGAGCAGCAAGATATGGAAGGCATTACTCATGACTCTGATAGGGTCTTTTACTTCAAGCATGATGTGAACCCTACCGCTGGAGACCGCATCTACGAGCAAGTGCCGACGCAACCACACCAACAGGTGACATGGATCATCGATGCTGCAGAGCCTAAGCGCTTCAGAAATGGTCGCATCGAGTTTTGGGTTGTGGGAGCTTCTTCTGAAACAGGTAAGTAACGAATGATCGTCCCCCTACTAATTCCCATCCTATACGAAGAGGTATACTCGTCATCTCCAGTGACGAGTCTTTCGTATTCTCCTGGAGCTCCGATCATCGGCGGCTCATTCATTCTACTGACCCACACTTTCTACGACCAAGATGGTAATCTCTACGATCCACCAGACGTGAGGCTCTCTATCGTCAGAAGTGTAGTGCGTTCAGTCTATGGTCCGTACTTTCAGCAAGAAGATCAGATCCAGCGGGTTTCTGAGGGTGAGTATAGGTTCATTGTCCAGATTGATGACTTCCTAACACCAGGCGTATATTCGGCTAAGTGGAGCGCGACGATTGTTGGTGAGAGGTCAATTGAGTATGAGACCTTCCATGTCCTAGAGCCAGAAGTAGTGCCTAGTGAGATCTTGGACCCACCTCGCATCTACGGAACCATGAGAGAGAGTTCTCTCTATCGCAATATGGGCATGGGGACTACAGACCGCATCTTCTTGGTAGGCCATGCTCCTGGCGTTCCGTTGAACTCTCCTTACGAAGTGCGAGATATGAAAGAGGCTATCAACTACTTGGGAGCCGATATTCGGACTCCTCTAGTGAGAGCGCTGCTCGAAGCCTACAACGCTGGTGGTAGAGATATATGGCTGGTGGCCGCAGCGCCGCTCGTTGAGTACGTGGACTACGACTTCGCCAATCCAGAGAACAGATTCTTCCCTAGAGCTGAGTGGGGCGGCAAGAACTTCTATGAGCGTTACTTGGAGAGGCTAGAGACTACCCTCGTCATGCTAGAGGAATGGGATCTGATTGAGCTTATGGTTATCCCTGACGCTCCATTCTACGACGCTGGTGATGTAGACTTCGTTTACCCCCAAATCATCAACTGCGCTAATCGATTTGCGTTGAGCGGGGCCCCCAGTATCGCTATCATCGGTAGTCTCGTCCCACTTCCCAGCGATGCTACTGTGGAAGCAATGTTGGAAGATGGTCGCTTCGATTTCGATGCTACTCAGTACTTCATTGGTGGGGAGCTACCAGAAGAGTATTCGACTAACCAGTTCGGCAAGTTTGGCATTCTCTGCTATGGTGAAGGAACGGTGAACGTTCCTCAGTCTAACGGAGCTTACCGAGCACCGCTCGCAGCTACTATCGCTGGAGTGTTGGCCTCTACCAGGCTAGACAGAGGACTCACATATCGCAAGCTCCCGAACGTCCTGGCTCCTATTGGCAAGGACCTGAAGAAGCAGCAAGTCATTGATCTGGCCCGCCGCCACATCAACCCAGTCATTAGAACTGGTAGAGGTAAGCGCGGTCTACCTTATGAGACTGTACTAGCTACCGACAATCTGTTAAGCCCTGATGGTTCAGACTACTGGGCTCTGCCCCAGATGCGGCTGGTAGTCAAGGTGATGCAAGAACTCCGAGCCATTGGCAACCGCAGTATCGGTGGTATTGGGTATGGGGAGTTCCAGCGTCAATGCCAGAACTATCTCGATGGACTAGTTGCGGCAGACTACATGCGCAGCTACAAGATCGACTTTAATCGAAGCACCACTGATCTCAATGATGTTGTAGTCAGTGTGACATTAAGGCCTTACGCCGGAGTGAGAGAGATCTTCTTCCAAGTGATGGCCGGACCCGGAGTCTAGTATGCAGTTCAACTTACCCCATAACGATCCACGAAACCCGCTGCCAGTTCGAGAGCCTATGCGCGCCAATGGCAACTTAAGCTACCTAGACTTCGTACGCCTAGTGAAATACCTGTGGACCTCAGCTAACCCCGACATCCCTATGGTGCCAGACCAGTCAGAAGCATTCGCGATCTACCCATGCATTGCCTATAGCTTGGGCCTACGTAAGACCTTCAAGAACGAGCCCAAGTTCAAGCATCGTGACTTCGTGGAGGACGACACAGGCCAGAAGTATCGCATCACTGGCCAGCGCTACGACAACATTGTCCAGTTCTCAGTGGTCACTCGTTCAGAGCCAGAACTTGCTGATCAGATCATCGAGAACTTCGAGGAGTTTATGATCGAATGCGTGCCGATCTTCAAGGAGCTTGGTGCGTCAGACTTCTTCTACTCACGTCGACTATCTGATAACGAGGAGAGCCGCAAATCTGAGGACACATGTGTACGAACGGTATGTTATCTGCTCGTGACAGAGACGGTGGTTCAAACCTCGGTCGATACGTTAGAGTCGGTACTTATCAACGCACGTGTATTCTTGGAGGACAGAGGTTCCGTCTTTACATCTACTTCTGATCACTTCAACATCCCAGATCACACCTTGGTTGAAGGTGATCGAGTAATCGTCCGCAACGTTCCAGGGACCCAGCTGCCGAACGGTCTCCACAACGGGTGGGTGTATATTGTCGCAACTGTAGATGGTGATGACTTCTATCTGTCAGGTCTACAAGACCAGATCATCAACCCTGGAGTGGGCACTGGGTACCTTGGTTTGTGGGATGATTTCGTCGTCACTTCTAGCGTCAACATCATCGACGAATCGGCAACTCCTACAGGGCTGGTGTAAGGTATATAATCCAGTGGCTTTCCTCCAGCCTGGAACTACTAGTTAAATAGACCCTCGAACAAAGTGAGCTGAAGCCACTTTCGGGGTACTATTGATCTTGCTGAGAGGCCCTAATTTTGGAGGTTTAAGTTGTCACTCCCAGGCGTTCATACAACCATTATCGATAAGTTCTCAAACCTGGCTAGAACAAACATCCCCGACGGGCCAAAGCTGGCTATCCTGGGACGTCGCACCACTGCCAACGACACGGCTGATGGTACGGATATCAACTCTGTCAATGTGGCCAGTCTTGATGTATACGTAGCTACGAACGAGACCAAGGTAGTTAATGCCTTCGGTGAAGGTTCGGATCTGCATCGTGGATTCCTAGAGGCTCTGTCAGGTGGCGCCCAGCGCATCTACCTGATCGCGCTTCCTAGCGATACCGTGTTTAACCACACTCTAGGAACGATCTCCGCATCAAGCTATACGGCTGGTGACCTATGGGATGACGCTTGGACGGCCGTTGAAGCCTCTCAAGCTGACATCGTAGTACCATGGGGTCGAGGCAGTGGTCCTACCGAATGGCAGTCACCTGCTACTCCTGGCGATGACGCTGAGTTTGGCTTCCATGCCAATAACAGTTCAACTGTAGCTCGTAGCTGGGCAGCCCAGGTCGCTAACAAGGTAGCCAATATCGTCGCAACATCGAACCCTCTCTTCGCAGTCATGGGCGTTAAGCCCTACATCGGAGCAGCAGGAACTACAGGCGGAATGACACCAGCACAGGTAGCAACTCACCTTGGGTTCTCTAATCTGGTGGCTCGGGACGATAGCGGAATCATCAACGTAGGTATGTACGTCAACATCGTCGCTGCGGAGCTAACGCCTACCAGCTACGACATTGATGATGACTTCGGTTACTCTAACGGCGCTGCCCTGTATGCAGGTTGGCTAGTCCAGAGTAACTCATGGTCAGCCCCCACGGGGAAGATCATTCCTAACGTACGTCAGATTCGTTACAACCCAACCCGTACTCAGCAGCAGTCGATTATCGACCTCGGTCTAGTGCCAGTAACTCTGAACTATAGCCGCGTCCCAACGTGGGTAGACGCTCAGACTTACGCTGATGAGACTTCACAGTACACGCGTCTTACGACCGTGCGTATCGTGTTCGATGCGGTACAGACAATTCGTCAGCTAACTCAGCCATTCGTTGGTGAAGCTAGCACGATGGAGACTCGTAACGCCCTGGAGACCGCAGTGAGTCGTGGCCTGATTGGTATGCAGCAGGCTGGCGCGCTTCTGTCGTCAGACTTCGCAATCACTTGGGACGCAGAGAACAACAGAGCTATCATCGATCTCTCCCTACGTCCAGCATTCGAGCTGCGTACAATCGAGATCAGCGTTACAATCCAGATCTAACAAGCAATACCCACAGATGTGTCGTAAAAGCGGCACGAAACAAGGAGACAACTAATCATGGCTGCACCTAGCTCAACTGGGCTCAGTTCGTTTACAGATACCTACACCACATTCTCTGGCGCAGATATCGTTTGCACGTTCGGCTCAACAATCATCGGTACTCTGTCAGGCATTACTTGGTCGATCACTCGTGAGAAGGCCCCGATCTATACCATGGGTTCACCTAACCCACGCTCATTCTCTCGTGGTAAGCGCGGTATTGCTGGGTCAATGATCTTCACGGTCTTCGATCAGCCGTCACTGTACAAGATGCTGCTTGACCATAAGGGCGATAACAGTGCCAAGTACTTCACTCGTACTTCGAACATCCTCCCCGGCACAGGCGAAGGCCAGGTTACTCACCGAGGCATTACCCCTGCAGCGGAGCAGTCACTTAGCGTCGAAGCCGCTTTCCCATACTACGCGGATCAGATCCCGCCATTCGATATCACCATCACTTTCGCCAACGAGTACGGTCAGGCCGCCGTCCGTAGAATCTATGGTGTAGAGCTTCTAAACGAAGGTTCTGGAGCTTCGATGGATGACATCGTCATTGAGGAGACAATGACGTATGTAGCTCGCGAGATTGGTCCCATGTACGCAACTGGTCAGCCCAGAACTCCAGCTGACTTCACCAACCCAACTAACGCTCTAGACCCAACGGTTATCCGTATCTAAGCTTAGCGGTTGCCAGGAGTGTATCACCTTGAGGGAGCGGAGACTTGATGTCTCCGCTTTTCTCGTTACTAGATCAAGTACGTTCGACAAGAGGACTCTTACATGGACTTCGGTCTCACTAACCAGTCAGCGGCCACCAACGCCATCTACCAACAGAACTATCCATACACGGATAGCAACGTCACCTACGATACGTACTCAGGTACAGACATTGTGGCGACCATACTAGTGCCTTTCGAAGAGGAGCCACTAGTTCTTGGCGAGCTTCAAACCATCTCTTACTCAATCCACCGCGAGAACACACCAGTACGTACGCTCGGTAACGTGAACCCTCGTGGTTTTGTTAAGGGTCCCCGTACGATTGCGGGGAGTCTGATCTTCACTCAGTTCAACCAATACACCTTCTATCGCCTTAAGCAGTATCGCCAGTTGATGCAGCAGTCGCTGTACGGTTTGGCTGACATGCTGCCCCCATTCGATGTTATCCTCTCCTTCTCTAACGAGACAGGCTCATTCTCAAGGCTCAAGATCTATGGTGTGAGCATCGTTGACGAAGGTGCTACCATGTCAGTGGATGACCTTATGGTAGAGCAGACCTTCACATATATGGCCCGTGGTATCCAACCACTAACGAGCTACATTCCCTCTGGTGTAGACAAGCCTACTGACACAACCTACTTCAGTGTAGACGCCGCCGCTGATGTCAACATCATCTCCTTCAGGGCTTAAGGTACATGGCTGAGAACTTCAACGTTGAGAACAACCGATTCAGAGGACCTATCTCAGGCAACGGTGTAGATAGGGTTCCCCTAACAGTCAGTAACGCAATCCTAGCTGAGCGCCTTCGTAAGCAGCTCCCCTGGATCTCTGACGCCATTCCAGTCAATGACCCCCAGATCGACTATGTGTGGGGCGCAGGCGGAGCACAGCGTCCACCCATTAGTTACTACGACTACTACTTCACCGGTCAGGACATCAAGGTGTTCATTGACGGCGCTGATGAACCTGGTATGGAGTTGCCCCTCCAAGAGTTCGGGTTCAATGTTCAGCAGCAGAAGAAGCCTCTCTATGGTTTCTGGAGCTACAATTGGGATGCGATCATGAGAGGTACCCGCATCGTAGCGGGATCCTTCTCGGTGGTTACTCGCTACCCGAACTTGATGACAGACCTGCTATCACTAGCGGCTGAGACTCGTCAGAACCAGAAGTCCACCTACCACATCCGTGGACTCGATAAGGACGAGACGAATATCCAGCAGTACTGGCAGCGCAATCTAGAAGATACGAATGGCCTAGACACTACGAAGAACATGTGGAGCGTACACCCTCCGTTCAACTTCGTGGTAAACTATGGTATTCAGTCTCCTAGTATCACCAAGAACGCTGTCGCTAGGCAAGACCATCTAATCGAGCAATACCGTAATGACACGGCCATGTACACTAACGACAACGAGCGACTGGTGGAGGCCGACGCCACGTCACACTCAATGAGAATCCTAGTTGAGAACGTAGAACTATTAGGGTGCCAAATTCAGTTCACCCCAGATGGGTCACCATGCTTGGAGACCTACAGCTTTATCGCTAGAGACCTCGTATATCCAAGGAGCTAATGTAGTGCCAGCAGCAAAGAAGGTTACAAAGAAAGTCACAATGGTAGATGAAGCCTCAGTCCCAGAGAGTGTAGAGGATCTCGCCCCTGAGTATGTGGAGCAGCCAGTTGAGCAAGAAGAAGAAAAAGAAGAACTGTTAGAGGCAGAGGAGCAGGAGGAAGTAAGCCTAGAGCTTGAAGACCTTGATCCCGACATGCCTCTGTGGGAGGGTGGTCCACTCGTTAAGGAAGCCCTAGAGTGGAAGTCTAAGCATCGCCTGTATCTCACGTCGTTCACGATGGAAGACCATGTCATGTGGCGTCCCATGGATCGCGATGAGTACCGTGAGCATGTACGTCGCGTAGAGCGTATGGCAGAAGAGGGCTATTCACAGTCCGAAGCGAATCTCATGAACGAGGAGCGCATCGCTGAGTTGTGTATTCTGTTCCCTCCTTATGACGCCAAGCAGAAGCGTGAAGGCCTAGCAGGTATCCCATCCGTCATTGCCCAGAGCGTTATGGAAGCCTCAGGCTTCGTAGCCCTTGAGGTCCGCGAACTGTAGGTCTGTATGCCTCCCAAAGTGGTCATCGATGAACTGAAGTCCAAGTACTCCAAGATCTACGTGGCGTACTTGGACAGTAGAGAGGTTGTATTTCGTCCTCTTACCCTGAAGGAAATCTCTGATTTCGCTGATCACGTTGAGTGGTCGTCAGCGGAGGCTGAAGAGGTCATCGTCAGGGCTGCTGTGGTTTGGCCTATCAACTTTGACGTAGTTGAAGGAGCGCGGCCAGGCCACATTACGGCGTTGGCGGAGAACATCCTGGAGAAGTCCCACTTCCTGAACCCCGTCAGTGCCCAGCGCATCTATGACGAGGAGAAGGAGAAGGCACTCCGAGCACAAGAAGTAATGAAGTGCGTCATCCTCGTTGCCAAGCCAGAGCTAGGGTACGAGGTTGAGGAGCTTGACAACATGACGTACCAGGAGATCGCCAAGATCTCTGCTATGGCTGAGCAGATTCTCATGATTCGTAAGGCCATCCACGATCCTAACATGAGCATCAACATCGCCATGTTAGACGAGGAGACCGTACAGATGGCAGAGGAGCGCAGTAGTCTTCCGTATGATGACGATCTAGACGCTTGGAACGATCCAGAAGTTCGTAAGGTAAGAGAGAGAGGAACTAAGTCCGGCACAGCTAGAGTCGATGACCCTGTTGCCCAGAAGCTCAAGAGAGCCATGGGAGAACTGTAGTAGAAGGGGGTAACCGAAATCATTAGAGATCAAGGTCCCAACTACCAACTGGGCTTCGGTGTAACGAGCAAGCAGGTTGGCTGGAGGGAAGGCGATACTGAGGGAATCAATCCTCAGGCTGGCCTTATCGGCAAAGCGCTTTACCAACACCCGGTAATGCGCTTTTTTGCTACCGCTGCTGCGACTGTAGTCGCAGCCCACGTAGCAGGTAAGGTCGTTCAGCATGGTGGTGTCAAGCTTATGGTCAAGCTTGGCGAGAATGCTGAGCACACGCCATGGAAGACCAACGCCATCAAGAGCCTGCGCGAGGTTCGAGACTACATCGATGACTGGCAGGGCATCGTTCGTAAGTCAGAGTACTACGCTGGCACGAATGCTTCTAAGCTATTCATCGAAGATGCCGAAGGGGCTTACAAGGTAGGCGGAGTCGCCTATAGCGATGGTAATCCACAAGCTGTACGAGGCTTCTTCTTCACGAAGGCAGAGCAAGAGTCGGCAAGGCGAGCAGGCAAAGAGATGCCTGCTGTTTGGCGTTACAGCGATGAGATCCAACAGAAGATGGTGTCTCAGGCTCGACGTCTCCCCTACGAGCTCCCTGCCGCTTATCTGGCTCAGAGAGCTGTCATCGATCCGCTCTTCGGTAACGAGGATAAGCAGAAGGTCAATTGGGCCAACCCCGCTGACGTCATCAGTGACTTCGTAACTCAGAGCGTCAAGAACGCCGCTTTCATGTTCTCGCCACTGGAGCTCGGCCAGTCTGCAGGTAGCCAGACTTGGCGTAGACTGATGACCTTGGGTGATGATGTCACCAAGCTAACCCCATGGCAACAACAAGCGTACAAGGGTACAGTTAGCCTCCAGGCTATCCTCGGTGAGGTAGGTCATGATGCTGGTACCATCCTCAACCAGGGCATCCAATACTCTAGTCAGGTAACAGGCTCCTTCTCGGCTGGCGTTAACGAAGCCCGCGCTGCCAGTATGGACCTTGTGGGTACGCTCTACAAGAACCGTTCTGGTGCAGCCGCGGCAGCTAAGGCCGTACAGCAGAAGAAGGTTGCTCAGAATCTCAAATGGAAGAACGTTTCTCAGAAGCTGCTGAACCACAGCGCGCTTGACTATCTGCCTGGTCCCTTCAAGGGTATCCAGTCTGGTGTGAAGGCCGCTGGTAGTAAGTGGAATGAGATGGGCGACGAGTTCGATGCCCTTCGTGAGGTGAACCAGATTGGTCACCGTCAGTTCAGAGCTAAGTACGCTAACAACCCTGGGAAGACCGCAGCTCTAGGTCGAGCTATGGGTATGTCGTCCTCTCCATTCGAGGACCTTCTGGCCCAGCTGAACTCTCTGGGAGCAGTAGCCCCTGTTCAGGTTGGTAAGAATGGGCGCCTCAGCGGTGAGTTCGCTGGCGGTGAGTTCTACAAGGGGCAATTGAGCGGGCTGTACAACTCTCACTTCCAGCAGAAGTTGCGTTCTGCTGGTGTGACGACAGAGAGTATCGAACAGATCCAGAAGATGGTGAAGGTAGAGCCACCATCTCTCTATGGTAAGACAGACAAGACTCAACGAGTCCACATTGGCGATTCCGAGATCCTTACCAGTCACCAAGACTTCATGGGGAACATCCTCGACAAGCTGGGTCTCAAGAATCACCAGGATGCTGCCAAGCTGCGCCATGTGATGCCTGATGCCCTGCAACAGGTTGACTCCATGTTCCAGAAGAAGAGCTTCTCTCAGGCTGTCAACAAGAGGATAGCTAATGAGTGGAACACGATGTACAACAACGAGGTGCCGCGCATTGCGGCTACCTTGGCAAGTCAGGGTAAGCCTTCTTATGAGATCTTCGCTGGAGCTCTAGGTCAGAACGAGAAGCGCTTCCTCAATCGTAGGACAGCTCAACAGCTCGGCATGAACATGCTCGACCAGCACGGTCGACCAGTGTCTCACGGTGCGGTGGTTTCTCGCCTGGCCAGCTATGGCTTTGGCGCCAACAACTATGACATGCAGCGAGCCTTCCTGGTCACCAATGGCTCAATCGGTAAGCCTTGGCATGCTGGTGGACGTAATCTGTTCGGCTTCAAGTCTCTCGGTATGGCCGATGCTCTCAGCCATGGCCAGATCGCCAAGAACGACAAGCAGCAGCAACATCTGCAAGACATGCTGGACCACATCAGAACCCAGGATCCAGTAGGGTCTGTAGGAGACTACGGTCTGGGTGGCGTGTTCCAGACCAAGCATGGTCAGATCATTGATGTCAACGCCATCAAGCGGAAGTTCAACAAGGTCACCGACACGATCGCTGACGAGTTCCAGGTCCCGCTGCTGCACTTCAGTCCACTCAACATGCTGGGTCACCAGAGTCGTCGAGCTATGCGCGACTCTCCTCTGTTGCAGTACATTCCAGGCTCCTCAAACCAAGCCTTCATCGGCAGTAAGCCTTATGACTCTAGCTTCCACATGTGGAGCAAGAAGGGCATTCATGGCTCTAAGGGTTCGGTCACCTCGTACTCGTACGACAACCACACCCTCATCCATGACCGTCTGAGTGGATCCTTCCGACCTTTCGCAGCCAGCGGTAACTCGATTGCAGCTCACCATCTGAGATTGGCTGTTGGAGATCTCGGTAAGGGTCCGGCACCAGCAGACCAATCTCGTAGCAACACTTGGAGCAAGTTCAAGAGCATCTTCAACATTGCTGAGGATCAGCCTGACTCGCTCTTCGGATGGGCTAAGCGTCTGAAGAACCGTCGTTCAGACATCAACAACCCAATGATTTTCGCCAGGCTACTAAGAGGCGAGACGGTCACCGAGGGTGGAGAGCTACTAACTCTCGATCCCTCTACGGGGGCGGTTGTTAATGCGGCGAATCAGATCAGGCGAACACCAGCTGAAGTCTCTCATGCCCTGAACCTGCTGTCATCGAACGTCAAGACTCAGGGTATTCCTCTCTCAGTTCAGAAGTCCAGCTCCTTCAAGGACCTGTTCAAGTTCGACGTCACAGAAGACCTTCCCTCCCTACCTAAGGGTCAGGTTAACCTGGCTGACGTGCATACCCCAACTCAGTTACAGGAGTTGATGGGATCTGTAGTCCGCCAGGACGTGAAGCGCATGTCCACCATGCCGTCAGAGGTTCAGTCCTCTATGCGTCGTGGTCAGTCCATGTTCGTGGATCAGCATCTTCGAGGTGGCACCACACCAGGGTTCTGGACTGAGCCAGTACCCGGAGCCTCACGAAGCGGTACGATCAACACTCGTTTCGATAAGGCTAAGGTCGACGCTGAGAAGTACTTCCTCATGCGTGACGCTCTCCTTAACAACGGAGACTTCGACCAGACCATCTCAAGCCTAACCAGCGATCTGCAGGTCATGCGTTCAAACGGTCAGCTATCCCGAGCTGACTACATTGAGGCGCGAGCAGCCATGCTGTCTCTGCAGGTTGACTATAGTCACGTTTCCTCGTACCGTTCAGAGGGAACCACACTAGAGAACTTCCAGGCCACCCTAGCCAGTTTGATGACTGGGCGTAGAGCTGACAGTGTTGGCGATCTCGCTAAAGACCTGCAACAGGGTCATGTCGACACTATGTCGGGTCGCCTTCAGAAGCTCCACCCCTACCTACGTAGGGGTCTTGGAACTTCACGTTACGAGTACGCTGGCACAGAGTACAACCCATTCGGTTCACGTACTGCGCTAGTGCCAACCTTTGGCACTACCTTTGCACGTAACCCACGTAAGGCAGTAGCTGGAGCATTAGGCTTTGGTACGTGGAACGATCCTGAAGGCTTTTCAGGAACCTCCATTGTCAGCGGCCACATGGTTGAGCGTCTCAACCGATACGCTGACATCGTGGGTCTCTCGCTAGATCCAACCAAGTACAAGAGCCCTGTAGATCTGTATGTGCGAGGCCTGCTGGGTAAGCGCGTACTGCCTATCGTTGGTGCTGGGACTATAGCTCTGACCGCTGACCGCACTGTTGGTGGCTATGTCAACCCTAAGGACGCCAACGGAGATAGAGTCTACTCTCCATTCGTTCTAGGACATGCCGCTGATGTGGTAGCTCACGCTCAGATGGTCCTTGCTGGAGCGGTTCCAGGAGGGCAGACCTATCAACAGAAGAAGGAAGAGCTAGAGAACGGTGAGGTACCTATCCGTGCTGGTCGCTGGTGGCCGCTGGGTAACACTCCATGGAAGGGCGGTAAAGTACAGTACTACCGTCCATCGTGGCTGAGAAGACTGAAGTCTGGTTACTCTTACACAGACCAGACCTTTGGTAGTCCTCTAGAGCGTCTGGCCTTCGGTTATGACTTCTCTCCTCTACGCCCTCTGGACCCATACCGCTTCGAGCGCAAGCACTATCAGGACCGTCCATACCCTGTCAGCGGTGACTACTTCTCTGGTCCTTGGGGTCCTGTAACCTCTCTCCTCAACAACACTGTTGGCCGCGTTCTAAAGCCTCGCCTCACCATGCACGAAGAGGAGCTGTCACAGGGTCTAGCTGGTTACGCTCCAATCGGTGACGCTGGTGCCTTCCAGGCTGCACCATCAGCCGTTATTGGTGGCCAGGGTGGTGGCGGTGGGTTCTCTGGCGGGGGCTACTCGACTGTCAAGGGTTCTTCAGGAGTAGGTTCTCCTGGCCGGGCTGGCTCTGCACCAATGGTGAACAGTTCTATTAGCGCCTACAACTCCAGCATGTCTCGTGCTGGAAAGGTGTCACCGGCCACCGGTAGTGTGATGACCGCTGAGGCCATCAGCTCTATCAACCAGCAGTACTCACAAGCGGCCTACGCTATGCCACTACAACGTGGTGCTATGCCTCCTCGCATCGTTCCCGGTGTACAGCCACTCAGCGAGGGAAGCTTCAAGTACCAGGCTGGGAAGTTTGGATACCAAGCTCAGGAAATGGCTGGTATCTACGGCTTCGCCTTCGGTGCTTTGCGCTCACAGTTGGGCTATGGAGAGCAGGACTTCGTCCCCAATGCTCCCGTCCTGGAGTCAGCCAACAAGGCCTACGGATCAACAAGAGGCTTCTGGGATCTGAACCTTGGTGGTCTAGGTGACATGACGTCACCGATGGAAGGTAACTGGGCCAACATTGAGTTCTCGGAGATCGCCCGACGATTCATCCCTAAGGAGCGCTCAGGTACTCAGTTCATCAACCCCATCCCTAACACCATGGCTAAGACAGCTCCATGGTTACCTGGTGATGGCTCTGGCTACTACCTCAACTTCCACCAAGGTGATCCATACACCAAGGTGAACGAGGGCGAGATGCGTCTGCCTGGTAAGGGGTACGAGCGATTCAATCGACTACATCCAGATCAGTACGGCAAGTATGGCATCAAAGACATCCACAAGATCCTGGGTGACGTAGCTCCATGGTCTACCGAATACCGCGCCATCGACCGAATGCTTGGTCCGAATGCTGGTGGTCAGATCGCCACCACACGTTCTCAGGTTGAAGAGATGAGCCACGCTCATCAGTTCACTCCCTATAAGTACCGTGACACCAGCGCCGCTGAGCTGGGTATGAGTGAGTTGGAGTTCTTCGCTAGATCAGAGTTTGAGAAGCTTGCTCACCAGGACTCATTCTTCAACACCAAGTTCCTACCTCACCATACTGCGGTAGAGGATTGGGAGCGTGAGAGTGTGTATGGTGCTACGTTCCCTGAGTGGCAGCACCCTATCAAGGGGTTCATTGCTCCTATGGCACGTCGCGCCACACAGCGTAACCCAATCGGAGCTGCACTGTTCCTTGGAGCTGCTGGTACCTTCTTCGGTCGATCAGGTAAAGCTAAGGCCGTTGGTGGTTTGATTGGCGCTGCTACAGGTCTGGTTGCCGGTACCGTCGGTAAGGGTTATCAGGCCATCACTGGTCAGCGCTATATCCCAACTGAGCGTCGTAAGGAACTGGCGCTCGAAGAGTACTCCGACATGCTGAACTACGTGAAGTACACGAGACTTCAGAACCAGGCACAGCAGCAGGGTGACCAGTCGGCAGCTCAGTACTGGATGAACCAGTCCAAGGGAACTATGTATGGCGGTGACATCTACAGTGGTGACATCCAGCAGCAAATGCTCTCCATGCCCAAGCGTAAGCGCGAGTACTTCGAGGCCATGATCCAGGCTCCTCAGTCAGAACACGCTCAGATTCTGTCTACTGCTGGCCGTTTAGAGCGTCGCTTCTATGAGGCTGCGTGGGGTCAACCCGTGGAGCAGCGTCCTGACCTAGAGAAGTACTTCTCTCAGCATGAGCTACCAGATCCAGGTTGGGAGGGCTGGCAGCCTGGTACTAGTATGGAACAGGTCAAGATCAAGATGGGGCAAAGCCAGGGCATTGATATGTCAGAGATGGGCTACTACCCACAGCAAGTCAAAGAGGCTAATCTCGTTAACCCAAGCTACCCCAACTTCTCTAAGGGAACTTCACACACAGCCATGCAACTAAGAAGACTCATGAGAGAGCACGGTATGCATGGAGACATTGTTCCGGTCTACACTCCCTATCCAGGGACTAGATTAGACATTCAATCAGGAGCGTATAACTAGTGGCAGGCGATAGCATCCACGATCTCAATAACGACCCAGTTTGGAAGCACGTCCTATCCTCGATGATGGGGCGTAGTTTGGGTACGTTGGAGATGGTGTCTCACCCTGTCAGCGGTAAGCAGGTGTTCAAGGGACCGGTGAAGGGTCAGTACTTTGAGACTCCGATGGAGGCAGCAGCTTGGCTGCAGGCTTCTGGCTTCAAGAAGCGAGAGGTCATCGACACCTTACCCGGCCGACCAGTGCGAGCACTCTCTCCTACTGGTTCATACGACTACGATGAGCTGAGACAGGTCTCTAGGGACATTAGAGGCGTTCCTGGCTATCAGGACGTCAGTATTGTTCGCGAGGCCTATGGGGTACGTACAGGGGCTACGGCGGCTCAGGCAGAGCACTTTGTCAGAGGAGGCAAGACGTATGGGTTTGCTATCCCTGACGACGAGACGACCACCGTCCTGCGTATGTTTCGTGGTGAAGATGAGCTGACCCAGCAAGAGATTCGAGAGGCCTTCAAGGCAGCAGGTTACAATTTCAACCCCAGTGACGAGGCGAGCTTCGTAAAGCTCATGAAGCGCTTGAAGGTTCTGGGTAACCCAGAAGCCATGCACGCAGCATTAGACTCGCCACTTCGTGTTGGTGTCTTCGCTGATGACAACCCTCTAGCTCTTCAGATGGGCGGTGTCAGGTCTCTACTCACAGACGCCAAGGTCGCTGAACGTAACGCTTCAGGTATGTCTATCATGAACCCCCAAGTGCTTATGGACATGGCTGACAAGATGGAGGCTAGCGCTAAAGCAGACGAGGCTGCGCTGGCTGGTCTGTCTCCTGTAGAGCTCAGACTAGCCAAGAAGAACATCGCCGCTACCAAAGCTGAAGCTAGCAAGCTCAGAGCTATTGCGCAGAAGGGCGGACGTCTACAGGACTTCCGTGTTACTGGTCTAAGTATCGCGGACCCTCAATTCCAGCATCTACAAGACGCCATGATCAAGGGTGATGTGAACGTACCAGCGCTTGGCGGAGAATGGAACGAATGGGTAGGCCGTGCTTCTCCACTGTTTGGGGTCGGTCCGGTTGATCCGAATTCGCTTGACATCATCACTGTTCAATCGAACCTTACTGGTCAGTATGGCCGTGGTAATCTTCCTACCCATATCTCACTCAAGCCTGTTCACATGTCCGGTGGCGTCAATGCCGACGCTCAGACTATGGCAGCCTATGGACAGCAGGTATACGGCGGACCCAACTACGCTGGGGTTATTGGAGAGAGTACAGCTTGGTATGAGAGTCAGCTGGAGCACATGGCTACTACAGGAGAGCTTCCTGCTGGTTACGAGACCTCTCTTCGTAAGCTACTCGGCGTCAGTGGTTACGACCCTAATGCTCCGGACGACATCAAAGACATCATGCGTGGGTTCGGTATCATTGATGACGCATCTCTCATGAACCAACAGTCACGAGCTCAGCGAATCCTCACTATGCAGAGAATGGGTCTCAACACAGCTACTCATGAGCCCATGTTTCGCGAGGTCGCTGAAGGTATGCGCGAATCACTCCTAGGCGGCGCCAAGCACGAAGGGCAACTCTATGGTCATGTTCCAGTTTCAGCCCGTATGCACATGCAGGGCGACATCTGGGGTTACCTCGCTACTGGTCAACATGTAGCAGAGGGTGAGTTCTCTGTAGATCCACGGTTCGGACTCACTTACAACGGAGAGGACTTTGTACGGCAACTGTATGAAGCTCACGGCGGTGCCGACTTCGACGACTCCCTCGCCTCAATGCTTCGTCTCGACGAGGCTACTGGTGAGCTTGTTGGCGTGAACATCCGTAACCCTATGGCTAGTGGCGAGGTCGCGGTGGCTCGACCGACAAGGCAGAGTGTGTTAGAGCTTGCTCGTATGTCTACGGCTGAACCCGGTCAGAACACTGCTCTTCAGCAGTCTCTAGCCAACGTAGGCTTCTATGACATCCACCCACGTGTAGCTCAGCAGCGTAGAAGCTACGAGGCTCGCATAGATGCCAATGAAGCTATCATGCGTGACCCAAAGCGCAAGGCGAATGAGATCGTAGCTGCCCAGAAGGAGAACGACGCCCTGCGAAATGTTCTCTTGCCACAGGTCAGTCAGCAGATCTCAGACATCGAGTCAGCGGCTTACGACGTAATCAAAGCCAATGTCCCTCGTCTTAGCGCCGATGACATAGACCTCCTTAGGAGCGCTCATGTCCCTGCTGGTATGGAGCTACTGAATCCAGGTAATTACGAGTCATACGTCAATGCTCAGATTGCCAAGTTCGGCAGCATGCTATCTAGCAAAGATACGCCAGACAACGTGATTGCTCTATTCGGTGGCCCTGTGGCTTTGGATCCATACGAGTTAAGCGATTGGAGTCAGAGACTAGTACGTGAACGTGGTTCAGGAGTCCTGGGTAATTACTCTCTCGTCCGAGAGATGGCTGACGAATATGCTAAGCAAGTCGAGGACGCCGGACAGACTATGGCTAGTCCTCTCAAGTACCTCATTCAAGAGGCTGTTATTGACCCCTTGACCAAGGGCTTCAGTGAGAGTTATGGTTCTCTTACTCCTCAGGGTATTGAGGCTATCGCTCTTGCCATGATGCAGGACATGGTTGAGACTGCCAGGATCACTGGCGTCAAGTTGGATCCTCTTCGTCTGGAGCATCGATTCAACCCGCGCATGAGGGCACTCATCCCTCAGATGCTGGCCAATGTAGACCCCGATGCGAGTATGGACGACATCATCATGACCGCCGAGGAGGCGGCTAACGCTCCCTTCGGTAGAGCCATGAAGCTCCAGCGACAGGCTGACGAGCACAGAGAGTATCTGATGCGCAAGTACACTGAGAATATGGATCTCCAGCGCGCTATCAAGCGCACTGCCTTTGATCAGCAGGCGTTAGCTGATGCTCGTGCTATGGCGGAGTCCTACCACAATGCCAGAGCTGCAGTAGAAGCTGGTGGTGTTGGTATCCCTAACGAGATTCAAGAGATGATGCTTGGCATGGTCGGTGAGGACACGTCTAGCGACATGTTCAAGAATGCCAGAGCTAGAGAAGCTGTACAGCGTACCTTCTCTGAGTTCCTAGAGGGCGGGAGCATGGGTAGCCGCGCTACTCAGGCTATGGGGGCGTTCATTCAGCAGTACCAGGGCAGTTCGGCTTTCTCGGCAGTGCAGGAAGGTACATTGGCTAGGGCTCAGGCTGTAGCTAGAGCTTCCTTCGATTACCGTAATGCCAGCTCTAGCCTGGGTGAGTCAGACTTCTATACAGCAGAGCATGTGCGAGTAGCTCGTGATGTGATGGGTGAGGCGTCAACTATCACTGAAGACTTCCTCAAGTCAGGAGCCAGCCGCTTCACTGAGTTACCAGGAGAGAAGCGTGCCGGAGCTATGGCTGCAGCTTACGACATCGCTGATGCAGTGAAGAATGGCGTCATGAATGGTAAGGGCTTTGCTCGCGGACCTCAAGCCATGAGTGCGATGGAGCACCTGAAGGGCTTTGCTGATCTACCAGGAGTACGAAAAGCAGGCTTAGCGGTGGGTGCTGTGGTTTTAGCCTCTACTATATACAGAGGAGTGAAGGATAGAACCAATCACGACATGGAGGGGCCACCACTGCTACCGGGTGGTAGCGCCTACGAAGACTACTACGACAGACCAACCGAGACTATGGATCAGTACCATCCTCCACAAGGGGGAGGTGTGAAGTACAAGATCAACACCAGAGGCGGAGACCACAGAGGGTTCCGCAAGAGCGCAGAGCGCTACACTGGATCTCAGTCAACCGGGTCTACTTATAGCAGTCGCAACTACGATCAATCTGGCATGCCAAGTGCCCTTAACGGAGCCTTTTAATGGGTAAGACAACTAGCGTCCCAAGCCAGGGTTCTCAACCCAGCCGAAAGATGATGGAGAATGCCAGGGCCACAGCCATTGGTTACAGAAGAGGACCCTCAGTCGGTCCTTCTTCTCGTTCTGAAGGTATCGGCATTGGCACTATTGGTGGAATGCCAGAGAAGAGCTTTGCTGGTTGGGGTGGTAGGTTCAGAGATGCTCACGTACAAGCAGAAGGAACAGGGTATCTGAAACCACGTACATTGAGTCGTGGTAGTATGGTAGGAGCTCCTAAGGTGGACGCCTTCGTGCATAAGGCCAAGGTGGCTAAACGTGCCTTCGACATGACTCACGGTGGGTCTGTTGGAAGTTCGCTTGAGAAGATGAACAAGTTGCTACGTTTGAACAGGATGTTTTAATGGCCAAGTGGGACAGAACTAAACTCGTAGATCTAACCACAAACTGGTGCGAACGGTACCGGGACTTTTACGTTCCATCGGATCTCACCAACCATGCTGCTATCCGTGATCGCGTAGACAGTTGGTGGAGCTTTGCTGTCAGCCAGGCTGGATCACCTCCTGAAGAAGGGGCTGATCCAGAGAAGGCTGTTCTTCTGATCCACTACATGCTCAACCGCATGTGGTACCTCAAGAAGAACGACGATGGACACGAGGCTCCACGAGACAACAACGGTGATTTCCTTGAGCCTCCAGGTGTTAATCGTAACGACATTGCTCAGTCAGATGGAACTGACATTGACCCTAACAATACCTCTATCTGGGGTCGAGTTCCTAGTCCAGAGTTTGCGAAGAAGTCTAAGGCGGAGCAGGATGCTATCGCCAAAGCTCTGCAGGACGCTGGCTTCCTAGACATCATCAACAACTTCCCCGAGATCGAGCTGCTAATGAAGCAGCATGTTTTGTTCACAGACTGGCCCACTAAGTACCAGCAAGCCTTCAACCTAATCATGGGAGATCCACGTCTCCTCGGTTATGGCCTGGATTACTTCGCTGGCTTCCGTATTCTTGTAACCCACTACAACTCCTACCTCAAGGAGCAGATCGGTGTTGAGAAGGCAGCGGCAGCCCAGGAAGCGTCTTACTCGAAAGAGCAGCTGTTCGACTCATATCTAGAGGCGTTCTTTGGTCCTAAGGCTAAGGAAGAGGGCTATCAGTTCGCATTCTACGCCGATACGACCAGAGACAAGCTAGGCGTATGGCTGCAGGGCCACTCACGACCAGACACAACGCCTGCTTCGGTACTCCCATGGGAGCTTCGTCTTGGAGCTGCCCGCTTCTCTGTTCCTCCCATCAACATCGACGTAAGCCAGGGCTATCACACCGGCAGCCTCACTGGCGGCGTGCTTCGCGCTAAGACATCACCCAAGTTCAACACGGGACATATGGAGACGATGATCTCCATGACACTCTACTTCCCCACTCACGAAACTATCTGGGGTTTCGAAGGTATGGAGTCTCAGTTCAACTGGGAGGAAGACACTGATGATGTGATTGACGAGTATCTGTCATCGCTACGTGGTCTCATCACTCAGTTCCGCTACGCTCCCATCCTGCCTATCCGCAACCAGTACATCAACAGCACTCTAGGTGTCACAGCTGTAGCTCTCCAGAGCATGTCGATCCAGACAGTGCCAGACTTCCCCTTCTGCATGCAAGTCCAGTTGAATCTTCTCAGCTTCAACCACAAGGTCTTCCTGCCGATGATCAACGACTTCCACAATGCTATTCACTGGGGTCGTTATCGTCAGTACATGGGTAGAGCCGCTGCTGCTATGGCGAAGAGTATTGGTGAAGGCTTCCTAGTAGAGACTACGGTCACTAACTCTGCACCAGATGTCCCCCAGACAGATCCAACTATCCCTGCTCCTACCAACTACCCAGATAGCGGTAAGGATGGTCTTGGCAAGTCGCGGCCCATTACCGTGCAAGACATTCACAAAGAAATAAAGGACATCAAGGACAATAGCTTCAGTAAGACGCGCGACCTCAACAACAAGGCGTTCGATCTCTACTATCCTGTTTCTACTCCTCTGAGAGTCTTTGCTCCTGATACACAGTCGTGGCGCCAGCCTTACGAGAATGATACGTTCGGCATCCAGAAGGATGCTTGGGCTGCCTGGCTGGGTACGTTGGGTGTGGATGTCAACACATACCCCGAAGCGATCTATGAAGTTCTGAAGAACTCTGATCAGAACTATTCTGGCCAGATCCCCTCTGGTATCAATACCCAGCTTCTACTGCTTGAGTACCTTCGTACGCTCAACATCAACTCAGATTTGATGACGAGAGACGCCCTCAATGCGTACCTGTCAAAGCGTAGAGGCGAACTAGAGAAGGAGTTCAGAGCTAAGGGTAAAGACTTCGGAGACAGCCAGTGGGCGGTCTTCGAGCAGGACATTAAGGTGTGGTGGTTCCGCACGATGTTTAGTCGTTACACCGAGTCCCCATTGGTGCGCCAGTACCTAGCAGCACGCGAACAACAGAAGAACAAGTTCACTATCCATGAGTGGGAAGTCCCCATGGAGAAGCTTGGACTGGATCCCAAGAACGTTATTGTCAATGGCGTGTCCGTAGGCATGTCTAACAACTTCACCCGCATGCACCTACAGATGCAGGCTGAGCCTGTCTATCAGCACATCAGCGGTGGCGACTCCACTATTGATGTGTCGCTCACAATCTTCGGTGAAGATGATATCATCCGCCTACGTAGAGCACTGGAGCATGTGAACGGTCTAGCTCGGCTAGAGTACGCCCACGGCATTTTGGGCTTCGTTGGTGTGAAGAACGTGATCACTGCGCTGGCAGGCATCAAGTACGCACTGCCCACGTCATTCGAGATCGAGACTGTTCCAGGATTTCCTCGGGTGTACAACGTGCGCCTGAGCTTTGTCGATTTCGACATCTTCCAACAGAAGCGTGAGGAGCTCTCCTCAGAGCAGCAGGAAGAGATTGTAGTAGCGTTTGGTAAGCGTAACCCATTCCTGCGCATCAAGCAGCTGTGGGGGGCCTTCAACGCTTACCCCGACTTCCCGCTCGGCGTGTACGAGAAGGACCCTAACGATGGCAACAATCAGAAGCTGGTCGGCTATCTCGATCCTGACTTCTACTTCCGCAGCTTCCAGACCATTGATGACGACCTAGTTGAGTGGAACCTCAACCAACGTGCTTCTCAGGCTGAGGGTCCTGTAACTGTCTTTGGTGTTGACATTGAGAACATCAGCAAGAAGATCGATGATCTAGCCGGGTCAGGACAGCCTGGTGCCACTCCTCCTCCATCGGCAGCAGAGACTGGCGCGAGCATCATCAATGCTGAACTAGGTGGACCCACCTCTACGGTAGGTGACATCCCTTACACTCAGACTCTGTATGGTAAGGCAGTGTATGAACAGGAAGTCTCATGGGCACTGATGCCAGCTGATGAGAGACAAGAGAAGATCGCTGGTCTTAAGGTATCTCGTGGTGACATCGTTCCTGGTCACTGGGATAAGGATGGCTCGTGGGCTCATGCGCTTAACGCTCAAGGCCAACAGCTAGGTGCTATGAGCATTAGCGAGGACACCGCCAATCAGACCCTATCGGTTCCAAGCAGCAGTCTAGAAGGTTTGTCCCCTCATGGCGAGAACAGTCCTGCCATGATCGCTAGCGGTTTCAAGGATGGCGACCTGCGCGCTCAGTCTAACGATCCCGCTGCTCAGTATGAAGCCATGATGATCGACGCCCAGTATCGTAACATCTCTGGACGCATGGTGCGGGCTTTCCCGACCTATATGTTGTGGCTCATTGATGAGACTGGCAAGTTCGCTGGGGTCAAGCTCTTTGACAACTTCTATGGCCTACAGTCAGTGCTGGATTTCTCAGTATCACAGTCGGAGGATAATCTTGGAGACACCCTCGTCCTGCGTTTGTCTAATCTGTATGGAAAGCTCAACACTCAGCTATCTGGATACCTGGGTACCCAGAACGATGATGGGTCACCAACTGACCCTAAGCTGGCTTTCATTGATCGCTCACTACAGTACAGGGACTTCCTCGCGAATAACACCGATCAGAGCCACGCGGTCAAGATCAATGGCATTCGCATTCGTCCTGGCGTGCGTGTTCACCTGCGTGCTGGTTACAGTTCTAATCCTAACTCTCTAGACACCATCTTCAATGGCGTCATCACCCAAGTCACTCAGGGTGAGATTGTCGAAGTCATTGGTCAGTCCGATGCCATCGAGCTCTCTCCTTACGTGAATACCACAGACAACGAAGGTGACTCAGGTAAGATTGATGGCGCATTCAATACTGGTCTATGGATGTCTGAACCTAGAGATCTCATGGTACGCCTACTCTCGATGGGGTCGAGCACTTTCCGTGAGAGTATTGCGCATGCCACGAACGGAACCATCTTCTCGGAGAACCGGTACGGTATCCGTCACTTTGGGCAAATCCTGTACGAGCCACTCACCGACCAGGAAGGTGAGATGCAAGCGAAGCGCCACGACCAAATCGTACAGGCCTTCCAGGGAATTCTGAACCAGACATCAGCAGCCACAGTAGGGAACAACGCTACTGGCGATCTGTTCAACACAGTCAAGACTGGTGGCTTCGACGCCCTCCTTGGTGACGCTAATGTGCGCACCCAGGTTGCGCCACTCATGCTGAGTCTGTGGACCAACTTCGCTCGCCACCGTGACTACGAGCTGTTCAAGCGTAACATCTATCCTGGCAACGGTACAGGTATCGCTCAGTATCTTGGAGGCGACTTCCCTGAGGCTGGTCTACTCATTGCACAGGCGGCAGGTCCAGGGCGAGAGGGTGGACTGCAGCCCACAACTCCTTACCCAGTAACGGCTGAGGTGCGCAATGCTAACAAGATCAAGGCAGCGGAGCAAGCCAAGGGATCAGGTGGTGATGCTCAGCGAATCACACTAGAGGCTCAGGGTCAGGCTGGTCAGAACCTGAATAACCAGGACCTAGCTAAGGCTACACAGCAGCTACAGACTCAAGTTGGATCAGGCGCTGGAGTGTCTGATGACTTTAACACGAATATCACAGATACCTTCTTCTCTCTGGCTACGGGTATCGCTAAGACTGTCGACGGCGGCGAGTCTAAGTACGCCACCAACCCGGTCTTCCAAATGCTGGGTATTCAGGGTAATGACGATGACTTGAGAGGCTTTGAAGAGGTCTCGTTCCGCGCTCAGACCTACATGAAGTCAGTTTGGGATCTGTTCCAACTCTGTGCAGCCCTTCTGCCTAACTACATCGTAGCTGTGCGTCCTTTCGAGGATCGTTCAACGGTGTTCTATGGTAAGCCTCACTGGCTGTATACCTCTGGCGTCATCCCGTTGACTACAGGTATTCCGAAGAACAAGGCTACTGATCCGCTCATCAAGGTAGATGACGAGATGAATCGTCTTCTGCAGGAGGCCGCGGACAAGGCTAACCCCCTAGCAGACCTAGCTGAGCGCCAGAAGTTACTAGAGGGTCTGGGTAACATCTCTCCTACGACTACCCAGGAGGGCATGCCTTACAAGCCGACCGGGACCGTTGAGTCACTAAGCAACACGAGCCTCGACAAGAAGGCTAAGCTCCCAGTCAAGTCTGGTAAAGCTGTAGCTGGTTGGCACCTTCCCATCGGTCCGAACCACGAGGACCAACTCAAGCACGTACAGATCGCAGGCATGCCTGACTATCTGGCTGCCCCAGCCAACTTCAACTACGTGAAGGGTTACAGTGGTACACTGCCTCATGACCCTTACGCTATCGCCCAGAACCTAGCCGATCCTGGTGACACACTGGGTCAGCCAAGAGCTGGTAAAGAACCAGAGCCAGGTGCTTTCGGCTACTTCAACCAGCCTAACCTGGGTCTTCTGGACGAGCAGTGGTACATCGCTATGCGCTGGCCGTACAAGGACTGGGGCGAGCAGATCAACGGGCAGAACACCTTCGCCAATCACAAGCAGGAAGACTACCGCAGTCGTAAGGTGACAGTCCTTAACACTCGCACGGGCAAGGCTGTTGTCTGCAGTATCGCTGACGAGGGAGCTCCTCAGTATGGTGGTATCGTGGCTCGTCTTTCGCCAGACACTTGGCACTATATGGGCTGTACGGAGGATGACACCATCTTCTTCGGATTCGCGGCAGACAGTACTCGCATCGGTCCTTTGACCGACGCCGAAGCAAGCACTCTTGGTACTGTGTTCGTCAATGAGAGCATTGGCACTCGGGAGAGTACAGCTACCAACGAAGCCCTACCGAATGCAGGTACAGACGCCGAGCAGAATCGTATTGCCATCTATGGCAGTCAGATTCAGGCGTTCGACCTAGGGTATGATGGCACCAACTACAGTGTGTTTGAGGTGACTGGTCGCCCTAACAACTTCGACTTCAATAACCCACAGCGCGAAGATGTTGTAGGTCACTTGGCTCGTCGTCTCTACGATAGAGAGTACGACAGATACTGGAAGGAGACCATGCATGACTCTGATCTCAATGACCTTAAAGCTACTGGACATGGAGACTTCAAGTCTCTCTTCGCTAACGTCTTTGATCTAGGATCACTTGATGACTTGACAGGCGCCCACGCAGAGAGCGATGGTCAAAAGTCTGTTGCTACGCTTCTTGTGGCTAATGACATCTGGAATGACTTCAGGACTCAGTTCTACTTCGACAACACAGAACGGATTGGCGACAAGACAGTAGGAGACTATATCTCCTCGGTGTACGCTGATCCGAAGGTGAACTTCTTCCTTGATGGAAATGTGGCCGCTACAGGCCCCAACACTTACACACTACAGAACCCCCACCGTGACCAAGGTAAGGCCCACGAGGTGCTTGCTGGATTCAAGCGTTGGCTATGGCAGAACCCATATGGTAGAGCTTGGATCGTTAATGCCGCAGATATCCAGACGCAGTGGTTCAGTGAATCAGATACTGTCAAGGACTTCTTCAACAACAATGTCATCAACGCTCTAGCTGGTACTGCTGTTACGGCAGAGATAGTGAAGGCCGGACAGGGGCTTATAGGTGTGCTTGATACTGACAAGAACTGGAACTGGAACTTCGTACAGGGCACCATCCTAGAGGCCTGGAAGTACTGGATTGGATTGATCTCTCGCATTGGTGACAACTGGCAGGATGTCATGTTCAACGACCAAAGCCTGACCCACGCCAAGTACGACAAGGATTTTCAGTCGTTCCTAGAGGCCCACGCTCAGCCAGGTCACAAGGCTAAGAACCCACTCGATGCTCAGAGAGAGAACCTGAACAACGCCTACAAGAACACAGTGGGGCGTCTACTGGGTCTTGCTGGTGACTCACTCCAGGGTCTACTTGCGTCGTTCAGACTTGAGCTGCAGACTACTGGTATGGGTCTAGACATGGTTGGCCTGATGCAGAAGCAGGCACACGTCATGAACAAGGTGTTCAATGACTCCATCTATTACGGTGCAGGAACCAACCCTAACAGTCTCTTGAGAATGGCTGACAACCCATTCACCCGTGAGTACGGTGAGCCAGTGATCGAGATTCGTCAGCCCTTCCAGCGCATGCACTACATTGACTCTTTCCAGCACATTTTGAGCAACGGTATTCAGGAGAACCTGGCTGGAGTCTCTACGGTGGTAACTGCTAGCTCAGACGGCAAGTACCCTGTGACGGTGTACTTCGACAAGGGTATCTCTTCCGAGCGTCAGGTTGAGAAGGCTGTTGAGACTGGCCTCTTCTGGGATAACGCTCGTGGCGCAGGCTTCTTCTCCTTCCTGCACCCTCTACTCCACCCAGTAGAGATGCTGCGAGGCACCATCAAGACAGCTACAGGCTCTTCAGATGAGCTACTGTCTAAGCGCGTTGCTCTGTGGCATCTGAAGGAGAGCCTGAAGGACATCTACGCTGGCGAGATCATCATCCTCGGCAACCCAAGCATCCGTCCTCACGACCTCATCTACATCGCAGACATCTCAGAGCGCGTCTACGGCATGTTCGAGGTGGAGCAGGTAGTCCATACTTTCACTCCTGAGGAAGGCTTCATCTCATCGATCACACCTAACGCTATCGTTACGATCAACGATCCAGGTCGCTGGGCCATGATTTCATGGGTACAGTCGATGTTCGCGAACAAGAACCTTCGCGACGACACCCGCAACCTGCTCAAGGTATGGGCTGACGACACTAGCGAGATCAACCGCACAGACGTTGCAGTGAAAGACATCGCAGGAGCCCTCTCTACTCAGATTCTTGGGCATACCATGTACACACATGGATCCTCAGCCTTGGTCAAGGACATCATGTCTGCACGCGGCACTGGCCTTCTCCTCTCTAAGGCTGAGCGTCTCGCTAAGCTCAAGGAGATTCAAGACGCTGCTAAGCAGAAGCAGATCATCCCATTCTCTGGTGGCACTGGTACTGTGGATGACCAGATCAAGGCAGGTAATGACGCTACGATCGGACTCATCCCAGGCGCCGCGCTAGTTCAAGACATGGTGTGGTCTGGTTGGGATTGGGTACGCGACAACCTACTAGACCAGCATGGCTGCTACATCCAGTACCTCAACAAGGACGGTGTAGCTATGGACGCTGGGCTGTCTTACGCTCAGGGTGTTGCCGTGGGCCGTCATCACAGCATCTCACTACTGCCAGGCATCCTAGGTATCAACGTGCCGACCAACGAGGATGGTAACGCTCGTATCACAGTCAATGACCAGCTCAGTCAGCTAGGTTGGTCAGAGATCGAGACAGCTAAGCAGTATCGCTTCACCAGTTGGTGGGAGAGCCGTATCAATGCAGAGGTGCTCAAGCTGTCTGGCCATACGATCGATCCTTTAGGTCTCAGTGGACAGAAGATCGTTCCATATCCAGCCAAACTGAACGTGGAACTCAGTCCAGAGGGGGAGCCTCGTGGCATCATCGACGGTGACACCGTTGGCTTCTATCATGTGGACAATAACGGCAACGTCATCGCGTCTGATCCTAGCAACCCAGACCTATCTAACCTCCGTATGTCTGGCGTTGACGCTCCCGAGCTTGGGTTCAAGCATCAGCTTGAGTTCAACCGTAGCGATGACCCTGGTCTTCTTGCGTGGCAGTTCGCTAAGAAGCGTCTTCATGATGACCCTATCGCTGAGGGGTATGAGCCAACCTTCGTGGTTCGTCCTGGTAACGGTCCGCTGAATGTGATCAATGGTCGCCAGACCACATACGAGCACTTCGGTCGTCCTATCGGTGTCATCTTCCACAACGTGCCAGTAGGCACCCCTCCAGAGAAGCGTATTGAGACTCTGATGAAGATCGCATCTCAGTGGCCTCTAATTGAGTGGGACTCCTACATGGATGACGGTCGCCCATACACCTTCAACTGGGAGATGATCATGAATGGTCATAGCCAGACTAACGCCTACGATCTGACCGTGATGGACAAGAATCGCGGTGGGGTAGGGAGCGCCTAACATGGGTCTCAACTTAGACGACTACCAGAATGAGTCAACTTGGATCAGTGCAGTGCGTGGCATCCAGTCCAGCGAAGCTGGTCCCACCAGAACCAGTGCATCAGGCAGGACTACACCACCCGCTGGGTTGACTACGTACACCATTAGCAACATCATGCAAGGCATGACCTTCTACAAGCCTAAGGGTCAGACGCTTGACATCTTCAATCAGACCCTGTCTAAGGACCTAGAAGGACTCAAGGCTGAGACTGATCCCAAGTTTGGGTATCATGAGAAGACTCAACTCTCTCCTTACGACATCTTCATTGGAGTTCCTAGCAAGAACGGATTAGCGAGTCTCGTTACCAACACTGCGGCTGTTCCTACGGTGGCTGGAAGCGCTATCGCTGATCAGGTTCAGAATACCACCCCAGCAGCCCCAGCTGTAGGTGGCATCTTGCCGGGTTACGAGCAGCAGATTGTTGTAGGCGCTGGCCTTGACGTCACACCAGGCAGACCGAAGTTCGTCTTACACACCACAGAGAGTGGCCCAGGTAGTTTGCAGGGTCTCATTAGTCACTGGCAGGGTAACTGGGGGTCAGGCCTACCTCACTTCATCATCGAGGGAACCAGATGTGTACAGCTCCTACCTATCAATGTTGGAGCGTATACCTTAGAGAACAAAGATGGCGGAACAGACACTAACAGATCTGGTCCTGCAGTTCAGTGTGAGGTTGTTAGCTTCGCTGCAAACGATTGGGATGATGCTACCTACGAGACTGTAGGCAAGATGCTAGCAGACGTGAAGAAGGCGGGCCACGACTTTGATCTAGGAGTTCATCCACCACTTCTTGGTACAGATGCAGGATTCACGATTGCAGACTACAGCTCTCGTCAACGTATGTCTGCAGACGAGTACACCAACTTCAATGGCTGGTGTGCTCACCAACATGTTCCTGAGAACGCCCACTGGGACATTGGTAAGAAGGACGGCGCTAGAATCGAAGCTATTGCAAGGAAGTACTATGGGTCTTAACCTCGATGACTACCAGAACGAAGAGACTTGGGTCAACGCTGTTAGGGGTATCCAAGCAAGCGAGGCTGGCCCCGTTAGGACTAGCGCTTCTGGACAAGCGCCCAGACAAGGACTCACTACTCCATCAATAGCAGACGCCATGAGCGGCATGCTGATCTATAAGCCGCGTGGATCAACCTATGACCTGTTCAACCAGCGAATCTCTCAGCAGTTAGCTGGACTAAGAGCCGAGAACAACCCGGACTACAACTACGGAGACTACGAGCACAAGGCACTCTCACCTTATGACGTGTACGTAGGTCCTCCAGGAGACACTAGCTTTGGTCTCTCCAACATCGGTGTAGGTCAGGCAGTTCAGCAGGCTGGTAATACAGCCGCGACGAATAGCTCTGGTCCTGGTGTTCCGTCTGGTCCCCCATCTGCAGCTGGCATGATCTTCCCACTAGAAGGAGGAGTGGCAGCCCATGGAATCAGTCAAGGATGGCATCTACCAGGGGGACATCCTGGCGTAGATCTCAACGGAGCTATGGGTGACAAGATTCTGGCGGTGAAGGATGGCACGGTTAAGCAAGTTCCCAACGATGCCTATGGCGGCGGTGGTAACGTTCTCTTCATCAATCATGGAGGTGGGCAGTGGACTACCTATATGCACCTTAGTGGGTATACTACCGCTGATGGAATAGCTGTCAAGCAGGGTGATGTCGTGGGCCTAGTAGGCTCTACTGGCTACTCGACAGGTCCTCATCTTCACTTTGAGGTACATGAGGGTATCGCTGATACGGATCCCTATCCCCGCTGGTCTACTTCTGGAAATGTGAATCCCTATCCATACATAGGACTTAGCTAGCATGGGACTCAATCTCGACGACTACCAGAATGAAGAGACGTGGATCACGGGCGTACGCAGGATCCAGACAAGTGAGGCCGGACCAGTTAGAACGAGCGGTTCGGCTCCTAGGGCCCTAGGTTCGTCTACCCTGACGACCTACAGTATCTCGGATATCCTACAAGGCAAGGCCCTATACAAGCCCAAGGCTCAGACTCTTGATCTCTTCAACCAGACTCTCTCGAAGGACTTTGAAGGCCTGAGAACTGAGAAGTACTTCGTAGAAGACAAGGCCCTGAGTCCTTACGATGTGTTCATAGGTGTCCCAAACGAAGAACCAGATGTAGTAGTTGAGGTCCCCTCGGGTACTCCAGCCCCTACGCCAAGCACATCTGGCATTCCACCTGGTCAACTGTACTTTATGGGTGACTCATTGACTTACGGTCTCACGTTGGGCGGCATTTCAGACAAGCTGAACGCTAAAGGGTATTCACCAAACAAGGTTAACTACGATGGTGGTAGAAGTATCTCGGGGGCGGGTCTTCAAGTTCGCAGATCGGGCCTGGAAGCCATCGCAGACGACGCAGCCTTCATCAAAGACGCTAAGCACATTGTCATAGCCTTAGGTACCAACCATGAGAACAACTTCGCTGGCAACATAGACACTCTGTTCAATGCTATCAAGCAGATCAACAGTACTGCTCCTATTTACTGGGTTGACGTCGCTGCTTCCGGTATCAGTCAAGCCTTCGGTAAGGAAGCCAACACAGCCATCTATGCGAAGGCCCAATCATCTGGTATGACTGTCATCAGCCAGTTCAAGTTCCTATGGGGCGAGGATAAGGACCCACAGGCTTACGATATCAGTGGTGGAGACCCGCAAGGTCTCCTCGGTGGGGATCACATTCACTACAGCGGTGCGGCTAACTACGGAAAGTACGCTGACTTCATCGTTAGCAAGTTGCCAGTAGGTGGAACCACGGTAACAGGCACTGACCCTAAGTCGACAATCTGGAACTACTTCGTAGCGAAGAACATCCCTCCATTCCAAATCGCTGGTATCATGGGCAACATGCAGTCTGAGTCTGGCTTCTCTCCTGATATCATCGAAGGTGGATCACACGGCCCAATGCCGACTTCACGTGGTTATGGTATTGTGCAGTGGACTCCAGGAACCAAGATTCTTCCTGCCGCCAACGCGCAAGGTAAGCAGCCCAGTGACATCATCTTCCAGCTTGATTTCTTGTGGGAGTCTCTCACTACTGGTAGTGAGAATCAGGCTGGCAGGATCTTGTTCGCCACCACTAACATCACAGACGCAACACTTGCCTTTGAAACCAAGTTCGAGCGTCACGCAGGAGGTCCACAGCCAGCTCGTATTGCCCAAGCTAAGACCATCTACAAGGAATTCACTGGACAAGACGCATGATAAACTACGACACACTACGCAGCTTCAGCAACGGTCGCATTCCCGAGGAGCTCCTCGTTCCCATTGGGTACGACCGTCTCGTCCTATTAGAGCCAGCAGCTAGAGCTTTTCGCTCTATGTGGGTTAACGCTGACAAGGATGGCGTCAAGTTCTCTGTGAAAAACGCCTACCTTCCGTACGAACTGCAGCCTGTTCCGGGTACTAGTGACAATGGATGGGGTTTGACAGTAGACTTCTACACAGAGAATCACGCAGATCTGCTTGAGTGGTTGAGAGCCAACGCTTACAAGTATGGGTTTCAGAACAGCTCATCCGATCCAGGCCATTGGGTATACCTTCCAGGGAGGAAGTAGTGCTTAACTCACCTAAGTATCAGAAGCATCTGAAGGAGACTCTGTCTCAGAACAACAATGAGACACCTACAGACCGTTACGGCATTGTGGCGAGCTACGACCCTGTTACCAATACGGCTAAGGTGCTCTCCTCAGCCCCTGACTCTGATCGACTTGGCGACATCTATGACCGTGTCCCGTGTCCCACAACGATGGGCGTTCAGATGGGCGCACCAGAGCCTGGTAGGGGCTGCTGGTTGATCTTCAGTGGACGCAACGAAGGCCGCCCCATGATCAGTCACTTCTTCAATCACGACTACCAGAAGTATGACTACTATCGTCATACGATAGCCGACAACGGCGTACCCAACTTCATGGTGAGTATGTAACATGCCTGCATTCGAACGTCCCTCTCAATCCCTAGCTGAGCAGTCTCGTTTCAGTCCCACTGAGGTTGGTCTCTCACACCAGCATCGAGATGCCTATGTAAGGCTCAATGACGATGGAGATGTAGAGATCTGTGCTTGTCCTGGACTGGCAGTGATCTTACACCCCCAGAATAAGAGCATTACTATGGTGGCAGACAGCATCAAGTTCATCACGGCGAAGGGTGGTCTTCGCTGGAACAACCTGGCCTTCAATGATCAGGCGTTCAAGTTCCAAGAGCCTACGTTTGTAGTCTTTGATCACAGCGAAGTACGCAGTATCTACACTGGTCTAGAAGAGTTCTGGGAAGACTAACATGGCAGACTTCTACATGTCGCAAGCAGGTGATATAGCGGTAGCTCCGCATGGAGACATCGCACTTACAGATAGCTCCTGGAGAGAAGACTCTCAGCAGGCCTATCTACGCATCATGACTGAGCCTGGGGACTTCCGGCTCTATCCGACGTTGGGCGTAGACCTCACCACTCTCTATGGTTTGCCTCAGAGCAGGGCTACTGGTGAGCTAGGCAAGAGCCTTATCATGGTAGGCCTGGAGCGTGAGGGTATGTTCAGTGGTCGCTCGATCAGCATTGACGCTGTGCCCACTGGTCCTCAGACCATCCGATTTGACGTCTACATTGCTTCGACTACCGACAACGTTCTGGCCCTATCTATTGAGCAAGACCTTGGAGTCCAGCTAAGTGAAGACTTTGCCTACACTGAGATAGAAAGCTAACCACATGTCAACATATGTAAAGAAGAACCGAGCAGACATCCTACGCAACGCTCTAGCTAACCTAGAGAGAGGGACCCCGCTTAAAGCCGTGGGTCCTGGTTCTATTGTGCGCGCTTTCACTGAGGCTGTAGCTGTAGAGCTTGGCGACATGTATGACGCTATGGACTACAACTTGAGCCAGGCAGTCCTCTCAACAGCCACAGGAGCCTCCCTAGACCTTCTTGGGGAGCTATACAACGTTCGGCGCAAGACCGTTACTGACGTAGTGACTGTTAACGCTCGCATCGGAAGCTTCTACTTCTATGTTGACTCTCCTGCAGTCGCTGACATCACCATTCCAGCTGGTACGAGCGTCTATACGGCTAGCGACAGCTTCATCGGTCGTCAGCTCCGCTACGAGACAACTCAGAGCGCCACAATCCTAGCTGGGCGGACCAGAGTGTGGGTCAGCATCAAGCCATCCTTCACTGATGGTGTGTTTACGGCAGGAGCGGACTCTCTCACAGTACACAGTTTCCCTAACCCAGCTGGTGTAGTGGTTAAGTGTCGCAACCCCAAGCCCATCGCTCCTCAGCCTAATCTTGAATCAGACGAGAACTATAGAGTACGCATCAAGAAGGGTATCCGCGTTACTGCTTCCGGCACTCTGGATGCAGTGCGATTCGCAGGCCTAGGAATCGTTGGCGTGAGAGACATCAGAATCAAGCAGAACATCTACGGTATGGGCTCTTTCGAGGTCATGGTGGTGCCAGAGAACCGAGGCGTCACCGTTGACGTAATGAATGCTGTAGACAGTGCCATTGAGTTGGTGCGTCCAGTTGGTGTGCGAATGTTCTTGAAGCAGCCAGTGCCAGTGCCAGTAGACATCGGAGCCGCAGTGGTAGTTGATAGCACCCAAGTGGTTGACAATCAGCTCCTACAGGGCTGTCAGATCGCTATCATGAGATACCTGAACAGCCTTCTACCAGGGGAAATCCTGGTGTTCAACAAGCTGATCCAGGCCATCTTCGATACGTCTGCTATAATTAAGGATGTACAGATAACTAGTTTTGCACCGAATGGAGTTGAAATCCTGAGACGCAACTTCACCCCGAAGGAAGACGAACAGTTGATCCCTGGGACGATTAGCGTCACTTCAGCCTAATGGAGAACGATTGATCTATCCAGATGACTAAAAGATGGAGTACAAGTGACCAGAGAAGATAGAGCTACCTGTGAAGGGCCGGGATGTGACGTCACATTTGTCAAGTCATCCTGGAACCAGAAGTTTCATGATGGTGATTGTAAGCGAAGTGCAGAGAACGAGCGGAACAGGCGGGCATACACACAAGATGTGGCAGACGCACTAGCTAAGACAGTCGCTCCTGCGTACTTGGACGAGGTGGATGAAGAGAGTCAGTTGAACTTTCTGCGAAGAGAAGTCACGAGACTAGGACGTCTGGTAGACAAGTACAAGAGTTCCAAGAGCGAGATGGTGGAGGCTGTATATCAAGCCGTCACTCAGGCGCTGGACGAAACCACCATGCCGACGGTTCCTAAGCCGCCACGCGACACTCGCAACAACAACGACGAAGAGGTAGCTGTAGCAGTTCTCGCAGACTGGCAGCTAGGTAAGAAGACACCCACCTATAACTCTGAGATCTGCCGCGAGCGCATTGACAATTTCGCAGACCAGATCATTCGATCAGTACGTATTCAGAGAGCAGATCACCCAGTCAGACACATCCGTCTCTGGGCTCTGGGAGATATCGTAGAGGGCGAAGACATCTTCGCTGGTCAGGCTCACCTGATTGACTCTAGTCTCTATCGTCAGGTTGGTGTTAATGGTCCGGAGATCATCCGAGACTTCATCCTCAAGATGCTGACAGAGTTTGACACCGTGCACTTCGTGGGAGTCATCGGAAACCACGGTGCTATTGGTGGCCGCGCTCGTAAGGACTACAACAGCGAGACTAACATGGACCGTTTGCTCTACAAGATCGTGGAGCACATGTTCGCTTATGAGCCTCGTGTAACTTTCGACATCCCTGATGGTGATGGTGAGAGCAACTTCTATGCGGTAGACACTATCGGTGAGTATGGCACGCTGTTGCTACATGGCAACCAGTTCCCTGCTCCTACCTCGTCTCACACGTACTATAAGAAGGTAATGGGCTGGAAGGATGGCGCTATTGAGGAGCCATTCGAGGATGTGTTCGCTGGACACTACCACCAGAACACGAAGATGACATTAGGTAATACGATTCTACGCATTAGTCCATCCCCCGAGAGCTACAACACCTTCGCTCAAGAAGTGTTAGCCGTGATGGGGCGTCCTGCTCAACACCTCCAGTACGTCCACCCTCGATACGGGGTTACCTCAGAACAAACAATCTACCTGGATCTGTAAATGAAGGTATACTACCTCAAGCTGACTGAAGAAGACTTCACCAAGGATGGGAAGGTCTGGACCTCTGGTGTCGTAGATCTATACGACAACGAATCGGCCGAGACCTCTTTGGCGACTCCGTCTTACCGAAACTTCTCGACCATCAAGTCATCATATGGAACCGATAGACTCGGTAACTCTGTATGGACTGGCATGTACGAGCTTGACGGTGGTACTCCCGAGTACATTGGGGGCACTCCTGAGAGTGGTCTCATCACCAACGGTAGATACATAGACTACACAGGTCGTATTGACCTAGTCGATTGGAACGTAAACGTGACCAACGCTCCAGGCGTTGGTCTTGTTGATCCTCACCTCAGTGTGTGGCACATTGATGACCTTGAGCAGGAGTTCCCACATGAGTGGGCGGGCAAGGAAGACATCACTCAAGACCGTGCTATCCTCATCACTGGTGCCTATAGATATGCCAGGTTCGAGCTAGACATTCACACTGACCTAGACATCACAGACATCGGTGTCGAACTTCTCGTACGTATTCGTATCGAGGATCCAGTCCAAGGTGAACCTCTCTACGCTAGAACCCGTCGCATGCTGGACGAGTTCCCTGAATGGATGGCTATCCGTGAGGTTGAGAATGTCGATCATGCTACTCCTGAGACCGCTACGCCAGACTCTCTTGGTGGTAAGCTTCTCAGCGCTGTAGCTGGACAGTGGTTGAACCATATCGACGGTACCCTGGATTACCTGAAGCTACAAGAATACATCGGTAGCGCCAACATTGACCAGGTAGCCTGGATTTACCGCACCGAGAACGCTCCTGAGGCCCTCATTAGGGTAGATGGCAACGGAGTCGAACTTGCCCACTGTGCTGACCTGGAAGACTTCTACTCTCTCACCGATGATGAAGATGGCTTCTGGTATGACGTTGACCGACAGATCGTCTACACTCGCAAACTGTACGACCAGTTCAGCATCAACTGGGACGATTCATACACCCAGACACTTCAGCCTGTCTGGAATGCCTTTGATGACTTTGGAATGGCTGTCGACCTTCCTCGTCTCTACAATGAGTCCAATGACAGCTACAAGTCTCGTATCCTTGATGTCTACATCAACTTCCCAGGCGCTGGGGTAGAATCGTTCAAGCTAGCACTTCGCCGCGAACTTAATCTATGGCTGACTGATGGAGCCTCCCCTGACTCAGCTTACTTGGGCGCCACGCCAACAGTGCTAGAGATGCAAGACATTGAACAGGATTCTGTCTATGTCACACCTGATGGGCTACCGACTGTCAGGTTCCGTTCCTTGGTTATGGAGCTCGCCAACAAGTACCCATCCACATGGGGCTTCTTCGTGTGGAACAACAACCTATGGGATACTGGGGGCGTTGAGGGTGAGGGCTACGATGTCCTGCCCAACGTCATGGACGTTGATCTTCCACCTGTTGTTCAGTCTGGGGTAGGAGATGGCAATGATCTGTATGTCTTCCGTCCAGATGTAGTGACCGGACCTCGCAACTTCGAGTTGAATTTCATGCTCAGGGGCAGAGCTCGCGCTGATCGTACAGAATATCGTGAGATCAAGTTCGATGCTGACGTGTGGCTCAAGGCTACTAAGCCCATCTACACCAATGCAGAGCAGACAGTGTGGCTTACTGTGGAATACACTCCACACCTAGCTACTCCTACTGGCAGCTACTACCACTCTTTCCCTCTCAACGTTACAAACGACACAAGTAATGGTGTTGCTGGCCCCACACTTAACAGCGCCCAGACATATCAGTTCCTCGACGCTGCTGGTAGGCTTATTCCGGGAATGATCTGGTACAAGGCTGGTACTGATGACGCCTATTCGAGTGATGGTAGAGATGGGAGTGCGGTACTGCAAGGTGTCGGTGGATCTGCTGCGGCACTATTGAAGCTCCACGCTGGCAAGTACAATCCTGAGACTCAGACCTTCAGCGATACTGGTATCTCCGGTGTAGCAGAAGCTTGGTTCACTGATATTCCAGGTACCAAGCTAGTCAATACCACTCCCATTACATCAACTTCTGGTATCGCTAACAAGGTGATGGCTTGGTCGATTGTTGCTCCGTCTATCAACAATTCAGGGGTATGGGAGAGCGAGAAGTATCGAATTTCAGTTACTTTGAACGGTGTTGTTCCTGATCAGACCCAACAGAGCTTCGTGGCAGATATCCCACGCTTCCTGGGTGACCCATACACAACCAGCGACTACAAATACGTAGTTGAGATCGTGTCTACACCATACTTCATTGGTGATGATGGACAGCATCAGCCTTTAGTGGTCGACCTTCCTGTCAGCAGTATCACGCTTAACGGCAGTGCTGCGTGGTCTGACAACAAGCAGGAGTTTGTTCAGGGTACCACATTCAGTCTGATCTTCGCATCGACCACCTCAAGTGATCCAGTCTATCCATACGTCAATCCTAATCAGTGGAGCTCTTTTGAGGCTACAACTCTCGTTCCCATGGAGGGTGTCGTTGACGAGAATGGACCATGGCGCAATGGGAATGCACCCGTAGAGGGTAACAGTAACTTCGTACTTGACTACGTGGAGTTGACAAGAGAAGACTTCGGTGTATCTGATTCAGACGCCTACATTCCCACGTGGATGGGTGTATACCTGAGCGATGGGGATGACCGCATTGTGGTGTGGATCGACACAAACACTGTCAAGCCGTCATCAGAAGACAGCAGTGATGTCGTCTATCCACCAGATGCTATTCAGGAACATCTTGACACCACATCGCTTAAGCGTTACTTCTCCCCAATAGCAGTGAAGGCCAAGCTACTGCCTGGCCCAGATCTACAATGGAACCCACAGGTCCATTCTGGATGGTTCTACGAAAACGGTCAAGAGTACTACATGTTCGCTGACCCGCAGACAGAGACAGCCACGTCAGCTCACTACACCCTTAGTGGCGTAGCTCGTCAAGGAGCCCCTATTGTCATCGAAGGTTACCGACAGGTGGCTAACTGGGATACCGCATCACCTAGCTATGGACTGACTCAGACGGAGACTATCACAGGTAACGGCACTACTACAATCTATCTGGGACATGACGTTGTTCACGGGGTGGTCGTTACCAACCTCAACACAGGCGAGAATGTTGAGCTGTCCTACGACTTCACTTCTGATGGCACGATTACCTTTGCAGAGGTGGCCTCTGATAAGGAGACAGAATACGAAGTACAGTACGTGATAACTGGCTCGTTCTTTGCGGACAACAACTATGTTGATCCGTTGACCCTGACTCAACGTACAGTGTTGCACTTTGACTCAACTCCTAACGTTGAAGTCATGTACGAGGGATCCAAATTTGATCCTGCAGCTCCAGTTGATCTCCCTCTCAATACCTTCTACACGATTCAGGATGAAGGTTACATCTTCCTTAGCCACGAAGAATACACTTTAGCTTCCACTGAGGTGCGCCTCAACCCATCCTTCATCAATGCTGATGGAGAGGACTACATGCTCCTCACGATCAGAGCCTTCGACACCTACGGCAACCCTAAACCAGGAGCGAGTTATCACGTTACGACCGACTGGGGTAACTTCATTGGTAACTCTCAGGACGTCATCTTTGTGTGTAACGACGATGGGTTTAGGTCTGGATCCCTCTACGCCGACGACACAGTCAGTGCTACTCCAGGTCTGATCGGCAGCATCCATATCGTATCTGAGGATGTTGATGATGACTTCGACGAGACAATTACCTTCGACATCAAACCGCAGCCGGTTAAAGGGTATAGACTTTCAGCCATGGTTACTAATGACATGGTACCAGCAGATGGTGTTAGCCAGAACTTCGTTGTTGGTAAGGTGGAAGACACTTCATATGACCCGGTTGAATGGGCAGTAGTTCGCTGGAACAAGGGTCGCTACATGAAAGACGTGCTCGACGTAACCGACACCACGTCTACGGCCACTCCGGGATTCGCTGGAACTGTGGTCTCTGATGAGGATGGATACTTCAAGATCGGCCCATTCACCTCAGCTACACCATGGGATCCAGGGTATTGGTTTGTCTCTGCTCGTACAGATAGAACGATTGTTGACTACGGTTCTGCTACTCCTGGAGCGCCAGACACCTTTACTAAGGTGGGCGATGCTGTAGCGTGGCTAGAGTATCCAGATATGGAGTTTGGTAACGAGGCGTTTGATGATCTACCAGTGTCTCTAGTGCAGTGGAGAACGCCAGCTGAAACAGCTACTCCGTACACGCCGATCAACGAGATGACATTCCCAGTGAGCATGGATGACGAAGATCCATATCCACCAGCAACACCAGTGACTCCAACTTGGACACCACCAGAGTGGTACGCTATTGATCGTTACACTCAGTACCAGATGAGCCTACTTGGCACAGATCGATTCCAGGTAGACTACACAGCGTGGCTCAACTCTAATCCAGACTATAGGGACGTATAATGAAGGGCTTCATCAACCTGACTAATGAGGGTAACGAGAATGCGATTCGTCGTGGTTCTCGCGTTCCTGATGGTGCAGTCAACATGGCCTGGGTTAAGGCTCCTCCTCTCAATCCTAAGACCAACATCGTCATGTTGGATACTTCAGGTATGACTCCCGAGAATGCTGGCGGAGGCAGTGATCGCTGTGGTATCTACCTAGCTAATCAGATGGGTGTTCTTGGACGTATTGTAGGGCGGGACCCTGAGGGCCGCCCTATTTGGGATCATGTGATCAAAGATGAGTACCCAGCTATCGGTGATGTGTTCTCTGTGGATGAGGACTTCTCTGTCATTCCTGGCAGCGAGTATACTGATGACGACATTCTGCCATACGTTCACGTGAGTCGTTTCTTCCATATCGATAAGCTTGGTCTATCTAACAACGATCTTGTCCGCAAGATTCGTGGACTAGACGTGAAGGTTGTTGATGACCAGGGTATTGAGTATCCCAAGTACCGCATTGTCCTGCTCAGTGCTTCTGGTGTCAAGAATCAGGAGTCGGTTGACAATATTGGTTCAACCGCAGTTGGATACGACAAGGCTGAAGGTGGCGCTTATAGAGTATGGGTGTACATTGACACCAAGAATGCGGAGAATCTGCGCCTTCAATACAACAAGATCGAACTCACCCCTGAGGGCTACTTCAAGAACCAGAACATCAACCACAGTGAAGCTCTGAATCCGCAGCCGTACTACAAGTACATTCCTGAAGAGACTGACGTCATCGATCCAGGTAACCGTCGTAAGAGATGGTTCTCAAGTAAGCCGGTGAACGTCAAAGAACATATCCTAGGCATGACCGTGCCAGAGGTAGATGGCTATAAGGTCTGGGTCCCTAAGAGGGCAGTAGCTGATACCCGTAAGTTCCAGATGTTCAGATGGAGAGTAGCCTGCAAGTTCACGGAGACTATCAAGGTTGATCCGTCGCGTTCTGGTAAGTCGATCCATGTTGGCATGGTTACTATCGGCAACGAGACTCGCCCTGCATTTCCCTTCGCCTTCTACAACATGGAGCTCAGCGATTACAACGCTGGGCAGATTTCCTTCTCTAACCCATACCAAGAGAACAGAACAAAGAGCAACGGAACCAAGCTCACTAAGAAGGACGCTGAGTATTGGGCGGTACCGTTTGATACGGTGACCGATGACGATCTTCGTAATTTCGATCTTCTAGTGTGGTGCCCACGCTCTGGAGACTTCGACTTTGCCCCGTACATGGGCAAGATCAACAACTTCATTCACAACATGGGTGGTACTGTGATGGTGGACGGTGGAGAATTCTCCCGTCCTATTCACCTTGCTGACACTGTGGTCTCTAGCACTCGCAACTCATGGACTGGAGACGTCACCAGTAGTGCGCCATCACCCAACCCAAGTGTTCTTCCTTCGACTTTCCAGCCAGCGGACGGCTTCCCATCTCAGAACATCGTTCTAGATGGTCTAGCCAGACTGGGTGGATGGTCCTTCAACGATGGTGGAGAGACATTCTCTACGATTCACCCTGAGGTCACAACAAACAGGACAGGACCCGACACTTATACGGCTGAGATCGGCTGCATTACTGAGCGAGATCCTGCTACCTGGGGCGATCTCATCACAGGTATGACTCCCGATATCCCGTCAGTGCCATACCCCGTACTGAGTATTCTGGACCGCCCAGAAGGTGTTCGAGGCAACCTAGTCGTCTCAACCCTAGGCCTTCCTCAGCATGTGGGATCTCTATGGGATAACGTAACTGGTTACCTACTAGACCAGAATGTTGGAGACACTGTCTATACTCCTCCTAGCAACAAGAACTACCAGAGATTGGTCAGTGGATTTACTCCAGAGGGCATGACAAAGCTGCTCTATAATCTAACCCTGCTGGCCACCAAGGGCACTATCATCGACAAGCGCGACGAGAAGACCTTCACATCAGTATGGGAAGGTTACTCCAAGTGGAAGTCAAGTTGGACCATAAACAATGAAGACAACGTACTGTCTGAGGATGAGGTACGTCGTTACGACTTCATGCAAGGCCCCATCTCTCTAAACGATCCCACCTCTACGTGGCAGCGCAAGCTGGGTAACACCTCATGTAAAGATCTCATTGACGCAGAGCTCACGGACCTAGACAAAGTGAGAAGCAAGGAAGCAGTTCGTGAGTACCGAATTGAGGTCACGAACCCACGAGTCGAGACGACCCCGCTACTGACTGATGATTCTATCCCATACGCTTGGACTGACGTGTATACGCCTAGTTTCACGGTGCCGATTGAGCTTGCTCCGTACGTAGTAGAAGAAGAGCCCAGTATCGGAGAGTACGATTCAGTCTCGTTCTCATCTAAAATCTACCCTCCAAAGCCATACGGTCTCCAGATTGATGTCAAGTCAATCAGTACAGAGCAGCTCTTCAACACAACTAAACTGAAGTGGCTGGCGACAGCTTCGGCAGAAGAGACCATCACTATCAAGAGTGCCATCAACTGGGCTATTGATCAGGGGCGGTCTATCAGTTGGTGGACTAGCTACTTCCCCCCAGACTACGGACACGTACAGCCTTGGGGGCTTGATACTTACCAGTCGGCTAACTACTACTCTGAAGGCTATGCCCCTATCTGTCCTGTGTACTCACATATCGGTCTCTGGGACCGCCTAGAGCCAGGTTCGTCTGGTGAGAGCGTCAAGTTTCTCCAAGACATGCTGAATAGGATGCATGACTTAGGCTACTACCTGTGGCCAGCAGAACGTGATGAGCCTTTTGGGTTCTATCCTGCCATTGGACTGAACCGTATCGGCGGCAATATCAACCAGAACGTCAGAGGACTGGCTGTTACCGGCTACTACGACTACAACACGTATGCCTGTGTGCTTTCTCTGCAGAACCAGTTCTATGCCTACTGGCATGATGGCATTGTAGACGCTGAGACGTGGGGCATTTTAGCCAACCAGTGCTTACGGATGGACGCAGCCTTTGGCGGTCGGTCTCCAACTAACCCTAATGACTACACGCGGTTCTACGACCTGCCTCGTCTATTCGCAGATCGTCCTAACTTCTCTGATGGTAGAACAGACACACTCTTCGCGAGACGTTCTCCTACCTATAACAGCCCCGCTTATGTGTGGGACATGTTCCAGTTCACTATGGGTGCGCAGCATGACATCGTCGGCGCTTCGGTATGGCCATGGACTGAAGGTGGCTCTGGTCAGGTCATCATTGATGGCTTCGACGTCTTCAATATGAGAGGTCCAGATCCACGAATCGGTCCTGGTAACATCTCCTTCATCGGTAACGGCAGCATGCTGGGTCTGGATCGCTTCAGATCTGGTGAGCTTCGCTGGAAGCCGCGTTGGAGAGTCAAGGATGGAGAAGAGTGCTACATCCCTATTGCTCCAGAGCGTGGAGACACAGTAGTCGTCATGATTGGACAGGACCAGCCCAGCATTGGTTCGTCTAAGGCGCTTGGGGTGCGCGATTTGCAGGTCTGGGTACAGAACCGTGTTACCCAGGCGATTCAGCTTGGTGACTCTGGGATTGTAGAGGTTAAGACTGGCGAAGACAAGGTAGTCAACCTCGTGCCTCACGGCAGCATCACTGGCAGTGTCAGTAAGATCCATTGGAACAACTGGGAAATCAATACGATGGATGAGACCGGACTCATTAACGGAACTCCAATTGGAGATCTGATTGACGTTCGCTTTGATGTCGACCAGGTAGGTAACAAGCGACTCATCTTCCGCAATCTGCAAGTAGACAATCTGGCCGAGGCCAACTTCAAGTCTGGTCCTGTCATGGCCCCAGCCAACGTAGCTCAACGATTCGACGCTAATGCACCGAACAACATCTGGTACGGTATGACTGAGGACGGTAAGGTTAGTCCTCACCAGGAGACAGGGTATGTCGGTAAGTCAGAGGGAATCAAGCTACTCTGCACCAAGGAAGGTAAGCCATACGG